TTAATGGTTCATGCTTCACTACAGGTGGTTTACCTATTATATCCTCAACATCAGATACTATCTTCTTCTTAGAGATATGATATGGTGTTGGTGCATTTTGTAAACACACCTGTAAACACAATAGTTGCTCATCATTAAATGTAAATGTATGACTCATTTCTCTTTACTTCTATTGATTAAAGATATAAACTTATCATTAGCAAATGTCCCACCCAGACACACATCTATCTCATCACCATCTTTCCAATTCTCAGTACCATCCTTCTTAGTGTGTGCTAATGCAATAGTTAAATCATCAATTATCTTTTGAGTTATCTTCATTTAATATACTCCACTTGATAAGGTGGCATCTTCTTAATCTCGACCTCAACAGTTTGTTGAGTGAGTATATTAACAAGTTTATGATATGCTAATGCAGTGAATATTTGAGGTACAATGAATGCCACCATTGCAACTACCCAAAACATATAATAATAATTCTCTTTATTTTGTGTTCTCATTTTTAGGAATGCCAGTGATATCAGTTGGTAAATCTTCATTTCCTGGATGATCTCTTATCACACCTTTATAATTCTTTTTATTATAAAAATGCTCATCCTCTATCTCTAACTCATCCCAATCATTTGGATAGACTAACAAGTTAGTCTCTTTATATCCATGCATTGTATTGGGATCTTCTCTCCTATTTAAACTGAGGGTAATATATTGGTCACTAATAAAGTTAATAGTACCCTCATCTCCTTTAAACCTTGCTTTCTGCCCTCTCTTTAATGATTTAAGAATGTTTCTTATCTCCAATGGGATTGCCTCCGCTAAGAATAATGGAATAGTCATCGTAGATGCAACTTATCATAAATTGATTCAATCTCTCTACGTTGTTCCTTAGTAACACCACCATATTTCTTATACAGTTGACCTTGATAAATGAAAAGTGCCTTCCTTAATGTTTTCTGTTCAGTCTCATTTAATAAGACTCGTATACATCTAGGATCTGATTCTTGTTGTTGGTTCTCTACATTTTTCATGCCAAATATCATAAGTTTGGGTAATACTATTTAACATTATAGCAGATTAAATTAATATTGCAAGCGTTTGTGCTCGTCTTGATATAATTTCTCGACAGTGATGGGGTCAAACCCTGCTATACCATGGTCCATGATAGGTGGTTCGTTGTTTACCTCATGTCTGGTAAATAGTCCCTGCCTCACATCTGGGTCCATGAATTTAAATGTCATAATATATCTATTCAATGCATAACGTGGTGTTGGTGGTCTACCTGTGTGTGGTATACGACCATCAAACATTACAACACGACCAGGTCTAGGTGTAACTGCACGATGTGCATCTAAGTTATGGTCATAGAATATAGTTTCGCCACCCCATGATGGATCCCACTTGGTATTTAAATATATTAATACTGTCTTATTACTTGGCACATCATGTGGTGCATCTACATGAATACCAGGTGTATTTCCAAATCTAAGCACATTAATATAACATGCATACATATGGGCACGAGGGGGCAAATTTGGGCATTTCGCTTCCAAATATCCAAGCACATCAAGATAGAGTGGATCATTACTTGCTTCAAGTCCTGCTGCTTGGAAGTAAGTAGGATTCTCAATAGGACAGAAATTATATAACTGATGAGTCCAATAACTATGCCTCATGTCAACATCAGGTGTATCTGGTGTTGGTTGCTCATCAGTTCTAATAAACCTATAAGGTAAGTATACTACCTTATACATCAGTTCATCAGATGCTAATCCAGTATCTACTACATCAATTAGCATAATAGTGCACTCCAATAATATTCATTGACATAACATATCTATCATCGTTTGAGTTATTCTTCTCAGTCTTGTGTGTCATCCATCCTGGAAAGAATAATACATCATTTGTTTTAACTTCAATAGGTGCCCAATCATATCCTTCATCATAATAATCATATACTAATGGTTCACCCATTTTATATGGTTGCAATGGATTCTTAACTAGTAACCTACCACTATTCTCTGGCACGTGTAAATATGCAGCAACTGCAATAATAACATTCTGATGATGATGCTCTTCAGTGTATGCACCAGGTGGATGTACATTTATCCATGATGTATCTAATTGTTTAGTTAAATTCATGAATCTCATTTGTGACCATACATCATCAATGGTGCGGTACAAATAATTCTCTTGAAATTTCTTAAAACAATCCCAGTTGTGAGGTGGATCTCGTTTACTTATTATAACAGATGTGGTGCCACCATCTTTCTCATGTGTTTGAGCATTCTGTCTAATTATTTCTTCCTTAGCATGGTCTAAGTAAGTATCAACCTTATCTTTAATAGTATCAAATTCAAAATCATACTCACCCTTGAATATGTAAGGATGTGGATTAATGGGGAAGGGCATAATATTTTCTATCAACTGTTTTCTTATAAGGTAATAGATGTTGCATAGGTATACTACACGACAGTCTCTTCTCACTTGGTTGTGCCCAGTGATAATGTCTAACAGGAATGTATAACACATCACCTGGTTTCATTATAACATCTATCGCACAGTCTAGGTCATCTTCATTAACATTTAAATTATATGCTAATAGATTACTACATCTATTATTATATACTTTCCAATGTGTTTCACCCTCTACCTGTAGAATAAAATTATTAGCGTAGTCCTCATGTACCTTAAATGATTTACATTCACCTATACCTGCATAGATGTGGAATGACCCCACTATCTTAGGAAAATGCTCTTCTAACTCTTTTAATATATCCTGTCTCTTTCTATCAATCCACTCAAACTTCTCAATAATACATGTATGACCTTCAGCAAATATATTCATCATATCTACTGGGTCTGCATGATCTTCAGACCAGAAACGTGGATACTTAGGATACTCTATAAAATTATTTGTATTCCTATTAATAAACTTTATATCATAGAATTGAGGATTATTTAAACACCATTCAACATCACTCCATGTAACATAGTCCTGAGGGTTGTCACATATACCAGGAAAATACTCTGGTTGATCATTTATAGTCCAGTCTCTAGACTTTAGCAGCGAAGATATCATCATCAGATAAGAAATTTAAATTCAATGCAACTCTAAACTTGTGCTCACCATTTGGATTAGATGATGCATGGTATTGATGACCATCAAATACAAATAGTTTATTCGCTTCAGGTTTAACTCTCAACCTCTCAGTATATGATTGTGTCCTCCCCTTATACCATCTCTCATCAATATTAAGACCTGAATTTGGGTCATCATACTGATCAAAGAATACAGTATCACCTGTACAATCATGCAAATAAAATAATGCAGCATAATGATCCTTCTCACTGTCTGTGTGAGGTGCATTATGGTGCATCTTACCGTTATTTAATTGTAATGCTAATCTAACTCTTAGAAACTGTACAGGGCATGGCAAGGCATCTTGCACACTATCTAATACTGGTAACCAATGTGATAACCATGGTGACTCAACACCCTCTTGATCTAATAATACATGTGTAAATCCTATTGCTTTCTCATCCTCTGGCATGTCCAGTAATTTAGTATCACCAAACATAAAACCATTAGTACTATAACTCACATCATCTGATAAGAAATACCAAGGGAATCCATTCATTCCCTTAACTTGATCAAATAAGCGAGAGAGGTACGTTGGTGTTAATAGGTTTTCTACTTGGATATATTTCATTATCACGTAGTTGATCAGAGAATAATTGTATATTAAATGATAGAGATATTCTATCATCATCACTTGAACTTGGGTCTACTGCATGCATTAACCATGAAGGGAATAGAATAATATTATTCTCTTGAGGTGTAATATAATGCTCTAACTCATTAGCAGGATTCTCGAAGTGATCAAAATTATCTTGACAACCCCATGACTCCTTCATACTGGTGTAATTAAAATCTCTAACAAATTTAATATCACCACTACAACATGTAGGTACTTTAACATAGAATACACCAGATAGCAAACTACCTGCGTGGTGATGTATGTGATTCTTATCACCTCTAGTATTAATATTAATCCAAAGGTTAGTTACCCTTAAACTAAAATCTCTACATCCAAAATCCTCAGCAACTGCATATGCCATATGCTGCAGTCTTTGATGAAATGATGCTAATGGTGTTTGATCAATATAAGGTGGACGGAAATCATTTGATTGCCACCCTCCATCATTAGATGCTACTCTACCTCTTGGATCTTCATCCTTAACATGGTATGCAAATGCTCTAATCTCATCTAGGTCTAAATCAAATGTATCCTGCCACAATTGGGTAGGAAATAATAATTCAGTCTTCATCATTAAATACGAAATCTCTCTCAGTACACTCTGGATCTACATGCTTCTTATATAATGCTAGTGCTTCAACTGCACCAGATAGTTTATTAAGCAAGTCTTTCTTAGTCTGCAATTCTTCTAGTGAAATCTTAGTAACTGTTGAGGTGTAGTGCATATTATCTAATGCTTTCTGCAATTTAATATACTCTGCTTTCACAGTTTCATGTTGTTGCAAGAAGTTCATTACCAATTCATCAAAGGTAATAAGACCTTCAAGTGGTTTCACTTCCTGCTCTTCAATACCTGCTTCTTTAGCAAGGTCAACTACTTTAACGTCTTCTGGCATTATTCAAACCTCTGTTTGTTTTTATTTAGTGCGAGTACTGCTTTATGTTTATCAATCCTTTCCTTCAATGATACCATTTCAATGAAGTGCATGTATCTATTATAATCCATGACTTTATTGTTTCTAATGTCCTCATCGTTGGCAGTCTCAATAACAACCTCCCAGTCCTTCCTATTAAATAGATTCCTATCCATTGGAATCCATTGTGCTAATGGTGTACCTGCTTTAATTAGATACTCACCCTCTTCTACAGCATGCCAAAAGAGTTGCATATTAACTTCATAAGAGTATGAAGGATCTACAAATCCTGTTGCCACACTGAACCTTGGTTCAGGATAATAAGGTACTGGTATCTGCATGAATACAATATCCTTATGTGCTTGCACTCTCCAAGGTAATTCTAATTTAATAGTTTGCTCTGTTACTTCTCGTTGTTGATCAACTAAATCACGAATACCTTCTGTCTGCTCTGGCACATGTCCTTTGACATATGTTGGACCTCCAGAGTCAAACATTACCTGTGCAACCCAACCAAAATCTTTCTTATCACCAGTCATTTTGATAATAATATCTGCTGGCACTGTTACTACCCAACCTGTATCCATTAATCCTGTTAATGCAGGACATGTTACAGCATGGTTGAATAGTCCATCATAATTACCATCATAGTTTCCTGATACTTTGGAACTATAATGCTCCCACATATTCTTTAGTTTAACTGCAGGACATTTAGATGTCCTATTATAATATGTTTTAAGGGCATCTTCTCTCCATTTCCTATGTAATTTATTAGCAGGAATCCATGGATGTAGTTCTGCTACACCTGGATGTAATGAGTAGAATCTAACCCATTTCTTATTCTTCTTTTTAAACAAATTAAACATAGATATTATCCCTTAAATATTCATAATGTGTTGGTTGCTGTTGTGCCCATTGTAGCATATCTTGACGCTCTTGTTGATATTTTGTGTGGATATCATTAATAGCATATTCAACTTCATGTGTCAATTTCTCCCTGAATAAACCTTGACTTAATGGAGAAATATTCTGCCCAGCAGCAATATAAAGCAAACCTTCAATACGACGTGGATTAAAGAATCTCTTGTCCATACTATCTATCAAATTTGCATAATCTTCTAGTGCTGATACAGTAGACCTAGGGTCATTTACTAAATCAGGTTGGAAGGTCAGAGTATCTGTGCAATCTCTCCAATAATCATTATCCTCACGTGAACTGAGAGCATAATGTAATGCTACAAAGTTTTTAAATCCTTCTAATAGATTGTCAACAGTATGATTATATGCATCTCTATCGAATTTAGTTACCTTACCGTGTCTACATGCTAACTGATCTGATAAAAATATCAAGTTTTCATGTGTGGTCATTAAACCAGTAGATTCTAATGGTTCCAAGAATCCATAAGATAAACCAATACCAACTACATTCTTTTCCCATGCTACCTTATGCTTACCATGCTTAATCTTAATAGGCATTAATAGGCATTCTTGGGCAGATTTGGGATTATATCTCTTAGCAAGATATTGTCTGAATTCCCACTCAGCATCTGCATCACTAATATATTTACTGGAGTATACATATCCAGTCCCAACATTTTCCCACAGTGGTATATTCCATATCCATCCAGCATTCATTGCTACACAATCTGTGTAGGTCTGCATCTGTTTCTCTCTATCTGTATAATCAATATGTGTTGCTAATGCCCTATCATTAAATAATAATTTATTAAATGGTTTAAACTCTACACCCATATGTTGCTCAAGGAGTAGTGATTTAAATCCTGTGCAATCAACAAATAGATCAGCACTAACCATACCACCATCATCTGTAGTAACACCCTTGATACTACCATCAGGTCTCTTTAATACATCACCAACGTTACCTTTAACATAATGAACACCATTAGGTATAGCAATATTATCTCTTAGATACTCACCAAATTTACCAGCATCGAAATGATATGCAGTATCATCCTTGAATTGCCATTTTGATCCAGGTATCTCATCTGATATCCTACATTCATCTGCTAAGTATGTTGACTTATTAATAAACCTAGAGAATTCTTCAGGTGGATATAATTCAGGATGCATACATCTAATCTCAAAGAATCTCATGAGATTATCCTTCCAATCACCTATATCCATCCTTCCAAATGGATACTGAAATGTCTCACCATTACCATCTCTAAAATTAGTAAACCCAATAGATGTCTTATAGGTTGCATTACATGCTGGCATCCAATCTCTATCTTCCAGTCTCAACCTCTTAAGGAACCTATTAAAATGTCCTAGTGTTGATTCACCTACACCAATAGTTTTAATATCAGGTGATTCAATAAGACATATTTCTATATTAGGATGCTCTGTGGATAGAATAGCAGCAGACATCCACCCACTACTACCTCCACCTACAATACAAATAGATTCAACTTGCATATAGTGTCTCCTTATAATATTCAATGGGCAATGGCATATCTCTCAATTCATCTTCATCCCATCTCATGTCATTATAATCTGGAACATCATACCCAAAGAAATCCATCTCATTGTATATAACATCATTAAATGGATTCCATCCATGTCCTGCCATAATACAGAACAATCCTTCTTTTGCCAAGTTATCCATAGAGAATTTATCAGCAAAATTAGATGACTCCTCCATAAAACTAACCTGTGCACCTGTAATAGAATCCTTACCTCCATATGGATATCTAATATTACTTACATGCCTCCAGTATGGTGTATCATTACGATTTGTCATAGCATAATGAGATGCAACAAATGATGCGAATGCATCAAATGTATAGTTACAATGATTATTAAATGTATCTCTCATAAACTGTGTGACATTCTTCTTCATCCCATCTTGGGAATGCATAACACGTAAGAAGTATAGCAGATAATTATGGATAGACAATAGACCATTTGATTCTAATGGTTCAACAAAACCAGCAGACAATCCAATGGATACTACATTACCCTTCCATGCCTCCTTCTTCCTACCTGTCTTAAATTTAATTAACCTAAACTCATGATCATCATCTACACCTAAATGCTCTTTAAATTCTTGCTTCGCTGCTTCCTCACTTAGATAATCACTACAGAATACATATCCAGTACCAATCCTATTCCATGTTGGTACATTCCACACCCATCCAGAGGATAATGCAGTGCAGTCTGTCACTGGCACCATCTCCCAATCTGGATCACGACCATGCATACCATATGGTATTTGTGTCACCCATGCTCTATCATTTGGTAGATAGTCATAGAAATCCTTCCAAGGTGAATCATTTAACAATGACTTAAACCCTGTGCAATCGAAATATAAATCTGCTTCTGGTAAATTATTTACATCAACATCTTCTACATAATGCTTCACACCACGTGGTGTAGCATACTCATCTCTTAACCAATTTGCAAACTTAACTGCATTGAAATGGAAACCACTGTGCTTACGCAATCTATAATACTGCTCTGCATACTCACCTATTGGTAACCTATTCCATTTAGAACACTTTGCTGCAAGATAATAATCATCAGCAAACTTATCATAACCCCACTTTGCCCTATATGCATACCAAAACCAGAAATCAGGTGTATAACCATCATTCCTAGGTACACCAAAGGGATATTGCCAAGGTATATCATTAACATCATGAAAGTTTGTGAATCTAACACTAATCTTATAGGTAGCATCACATGCTGCCATCCAATCCTCATCCTGCAACCCTAGAAAATTTAACCAGAGTCTAAAGAATTGAGTAGTAGATTCTCCCACACCTGTAGGTGGAATGCCTGGAGACTCGTACAAAGAAATATCCCAGTCAGGGTATGCCTTGACTAGGGTACTTGCTGTCATCCAACCAGCGGTTCCACCGCCAACAATAACAATCTTCATAACGAATTATATCTGTGGTTATTATACTATGGTGGTGACCAACCGTCAACCCACGCATCCCATGCCTTACGACCCTCTAGTTGAGTCTTCTTAGGATCTGGCACAAACTCTGCAATGGTACCTGGTTTAGTCGTAGTTGCCTTTACATTAGCAACATGATCCTTCCACGTAGTAGTACCATTAACCTGGTCTTTATACATCATATCCAACTGGTCTCCCACATCACCATAAGCGACATTACGGGCGACTCTTGCTAATTCTCTAAGATCTTCTTGTGTAGACCTATGGATTACCTCACCATTGACCATCTTATGTTCATAAGTTGTGTCATCAGGTACTTCCATCCACTTCATATTTGCATCTGCACCTTCATAGATTTCAAATTTGTCTGCGGTATCAACAATATCTGTGATTTGACCGCTATCGCCATTAACGATTGCCCATTTACTCATGATAGTTTAATCTCCTTCGTTGTTATTTATTAACCGTAGTATTCATAGACTACCACGATTCCCTCTCGACCTCTTGCACCTCGGTTACCAAACTGAGATCCATTACCACCTGCACCCCATGCACAATGTGATTGATGCCTGTGTGAATAGTTACTTTGGTTGTGTGATGCAGGTTGGGAACTACCAAAATATGAAGCACCTGCAGCATGGTTGCCATAAGATGCCCAGTTACCATAACCATTACCTCCACCGCCATAAACGTTGAGGTCACCACCTGATCCATTACCACCATATCCACCATTGTGTTGTCTGTCACAATTAGCACCTACTCCACCAGAAGCAGAGCAATATCCACCAAATGAGGATGAGTTACCATTACCACCACAACCAGCATAGTTAGTACCACCACCTGGGTTTCCTACTGTAACTGATACTGAAGATGTATTAGTAACATCAATCACACGACGTGACATACCACCAGCACCAGCAGATTCACATTTACCTGAACCTCCTCCACCAGCACCGATAACAACAACTTGAATTGATTTACAGTTATTAGGTCTATTCCAAGTACCACTAGATGTCCATACTTGCATAGATCTAAATCCTGCACCACCTCCACCACCTTCAAATTCTGTAGACCACGTTAGTTGACTTCCATCATTGCTGAGGAATCTACCTGACTGACCTGAAAGAGATGGAACATTATAATTTGACGACCCTGTAATATCTCCGTTAACATTCAGATTGTTAACCTTAAGAGTTCCATTCGCAGTTATCGAACCACTGCTGAAGGTAAACCCTCCCAGTCCTGAAATATCAGTGACGCTAGAAACCTTAAGAACACTCATCCGAAAAACTCCTGTACAATTACAACACCTTCACGACCTCTTGCACCTCTGTTACCATGCTGAGATCCATTGCCACCTGCACCCCAAGCACAATGTGACTGGTGTCTGTGTGAATAGTTACCCTGATTATGTCCAGCAGGTTGTGACCCACCTAAGAATGACACGCCAGCAGTATGGTTTGCGAATGACCAATAAGATCCATAACCATTTCCTCCACCACCGTAGATATTTAAATCTCCACCTGATCCATTACCACCATATCCTCCTGCATGCTGTCGTGAGCAGTTTGCTCCTACTCCACCACTTGCACTACAATAACTACCAAACGATGATGAGTTACCATTACCACCACATCCTGAATAGTTAGTACCACCTCCTGGATTACCTACAGATACAGATACTGAAGAAACATTTGTTACATCTATTACTCTTTCAGAGCAACCACCAGCACCAGCAGATTCGCAGTAACCACTGCCTCCTCCACCAGCACCTACTACAGTGACAATAATAGATGTGCAATTTTGTGGTCTAGTCCAAGTACCACTAGATGTCCAAACTTGCATAGACCGAATACCAGATCCAGCAGTAACTGCTGACCATTCAAATCCACTACCAGTTGACTTTAGTGCTTTACCTGCGTTACCACCGAGTGAGGGTACAATCCATGTGGATCCACCTCTTATGTCACCATTAATGACTAATGCAGAGCAAGTAAGAGTCGTTGACGCTGTGATACCTCCACCAGCGAGCATGAATCCTTCTGCCCCAGTTAAATCTTTTAATGCTGATACTTTAAGTTTTGACATAGGTCAATGATTCCTACTGCTATTTATCCAAAGAACTCGTGTACTACCACAACACCTTCTCTTCCTCTCGCTCCACGGTTTCCATGCTGTGATCCATTTCCACCAGCACCCCAGGCACAATGGGATTGGTGTCTATGAGAGTAGTTTCCTTGGTTGTGAGATGATGGTTGAGTACCACCCCAGTAACTAGCACCAGCAGTATGATTACCATATGAGTGGTGTGAACCATATCCACTTCCACCACCTCCATATATGTTTAACGCTCCACCAGATCCGTTACCGCCATATCCTCCTGCATGTTGTCTTTCACAATTTGCTCCAGCACCACCTGATGCTGAACAATAACCTCCAAAACTAGAAGAGTTACCACTTCCACCACAACCAGAGTAATTAGATCCTCCACCTGGGTTTCCGATAGTAACTGATACTGAAGAAACATTTGATACATCTATTTGTCTTTGTGAGGTACCACCTGCACCTCCTGATTCACAAAATCCTGAACCACCGCCACCTGCACCTGTACAGGTAACCATAATTGTAGAACAACCGCTTGGTTTATTCCACGTGCCATTAGATGTCCAAACTTGCATAGACCTGACACCTGAAGCAGAAGACAGGGTACCCCATGTTAACGCACTACCATTATTGCTTACATATTCATCTGTATGACCTGAGGGATCTGGGAGAATATAAGCGGATGACCCCGAAATGTTGCCATCAATTTGAATGTCATTAACAGTTAAAGTACCATTAGCAGTGATACCACCAGTAGAGAATGTAAATCCACCGATGCCACCTAAGTCTTTAATAGCTCCAATATTTAACTGTGCCATATTATTGGTGCTTCCTTACTTTTCTATTTATCATTATTTATGTCCGCAAATATATTAAACGCAATAGAAATGCGGTCTTCATCACTATCATTCTCTTCTACATCATGTTCCAACCAACAAGGGAAAAATAATACCATCCCTTCCTCTGGGTCTATGTAGTGATATTCATGACCATCATTAAAATATTCATGGTCAGGCATACATGTCATCAATGGACCTCTAGGGTCATAAAATCTAATTCTTCCTGAATTCTCAGGCACCTTCACATAATACACACCAGAAAGAAAAATAGAAGTATCGAGGTGAACATGTCTTTGGTTCCTGTGACCCTTAGAGTTGACATTAACCCACGTGAAAATGGAGTATTCTTGAATCGGTTTATCTTCTCTCCTAGGGCATGCTTCTGTAATCGCATTAATCCATTCCTCATTGTAAAACAATTCTCCTTGATAACCACCTATATTAGAAAAAGTTTTAGATGGAGTATTGATAGCAAACTCTCTAATTTCTTTTTCCAATTGTCTGTTATCTAGATTTAATATATCACAATGTACTGGAGTTGGAAAGAAATTAAATGTTCTCATCACCACTTACCCAAGGGACAGGTAGTATACCTAGTGTCCAATGTTTTATTGATTAATGCCATCACAATACGTTTGACATCCATAAAACATCCACACTCCATACACTGACGTGTAACTGGATTCCACCTATCACAAGTATAGCATATTTCTATGTTTTTTGCAGCAATAGGGGCAAAATACTCTTTCTTTTGGTCAAGATCAGGCAAAATGAAGTCCCTATATTTACTGGACCATATTAAACCTGTTTCTTTTCCATTAATTACTTCTTTATCACCATCTTTACGCATAATATGTAAGTACTACTTTTCCTGGTCCTCCCCAATGAGTACTATCACCCCTGCCATCATTATGTCTTCCACCCCTACTATAATTACTCTCATAATAAGGACTGGATGCCATCTGATTAGGGACATTCTCACCATCTCCAGTGTATGTGGCAGCATTAGAGACGCTATATGACCCACTACCTCCTATATATCCTGATCCGCCACCGCCATTTCCACCGTTGGGTGACCCACCGCCACCTGCACCGCCAAAATAGCCTGCTCCCCCGCCACCAGCGTTGCAACCGTTGCCACCAGCAGCAGAAGCGTAGTTACCACCATAGATTTGGTTAGGCCACCCTACACCACCACTACCTTCACCACCTCCGCAAGCAACGCCACCACGGAGTTGTTGACCATTACACTGACCACCAGAGGTACAAGAACCTCCACCAGTCTGTCTATAACTACCTCCACCACCTTGATTTCCTGCAATACCACCAGAGTTTGATGGGTTTCCTCTTTGTCCTGAGTCTCCTCCTCCTGCACCACCACCGTGGCTATTTCCATTGGATGAGTCACCAGAACCTCCACCACCACCTGCTAACATAATAGAAGCGTTCCAGTCTGTGTCAGTATTATTTCCATTCCAATTACTTGTAAATATTCCCGTATATCCTGCTCCTGACCCGTTATTCTGTCTACCAGGTCCACCACCACGACCAACAATGATTTTTAATGTGCCACCTGCTGATGTATTGATATCTCCTTCTGAGTATCCTCCTGCACCACCACGTGTATTAGTATCTCCTTCTGCACCACCTCCAGGTCCATATACATATGCTCTTATACTATTTACATTTCCTGGAATACTAAATGATTGTTGTCCACCAGTATAGGTAAAGGTGCTCTCGGTGAAGGTACCACCGCCACCTCCTCCACCACCTGCGCCACCACCGCCAGAAGCAGTGGGTCCAGATGATACAGGTAAATGTTGTCCAGAAAATCCAAACCTACCCATAATTTTTATCCGTAATTAGAACCAGAGCCAAACACTGTGTATGACTCAGTTTGTGACCCCGTTAGTGGTTTATTTATGATTGAAAATGATGTTACAGCATAAGTGCCACTCATTCCTGGTGCACTACCACCTGACCACTGAACAGTATGAGCTACTCCATTAAGATTAAGACTAGTTGGAACACCTGAACCACCAGCATTCTCACCAACTACAGTGATACCAAAGGCAACATCTCCAGACGTTGGTACATTAGTTACTGACAGGGTATAATCTCCACCACCTGTCCTAGTAATATACAAAGAGTTGTTGTCATTGAAATCATGACTAATATTACCACTAGAAGTATAGTGCTTCATCTCCTCTGCTGTCTCAGCAAAGTTAAGAATACCTGTTGATTTAATATCAACAGCAGTCACATCAGATACCTCAAGACTCATATCATCTTGACCACCAATAATATTCCACGTGGCACCATTCTCAATAGTGACTGTAAAACCGTTTGCAATAGTAATTGGACCTGCACTGAATCCATTAGTGAATTCAACACCACCATTAGCAATTGGACCTATTGTTAAATTCTCTGATATTGTGGTACCATTAGTCCTAACAATACTATTCTCACCAACTGAGGGACCACCACCTCCAACTGTTGTCCAACCTGGGACACCTTGTTGAGCATCTTGTTTATAAATCTGTGCTGCATCTTCGGTGCTGTTGTACACCAAAGTACCATAAGCAGGTGCACCGAGTGCTGTTACTGCTGCTTGGTTTAAATTAGGAAGATTGAGTTGCTCAGTGACTTGTAGTGCCTCCATAATGGCACGAGTCGTTGCATCAATCTGATTACCAATTATCTTGGTGGACATAAGATCACCTCTTTGTAATATTATTTATTTTAGATGACCAATTCACGTATCTGTATGTTATCTCCAGTTTGAGGTGTTGTACCTACAGCGAAGTCAACAGCATTACCTGTTACTGTGTAGTCAATTCCTGGTCTCTGGCAGACACCATTTAAGAATACCATTAATGAATATGCTGTATGTCCTGGAGAAATTGCAAACGTATTTGTAGTGCCATCTCCTGCATACATCACACCATTGTTACCATTATTAACACCAGTAGCAAGGGTATACTTGTCTGCACAACCATACTTACCAGTTACGTCAATATCACCAGTAACCTTCACGTTACCAGTAATCTTCATTCTATTGAGTGCGTCTGGTGCTTCACCAATACCATAATGAGTTACACCACTATATCTTTGAGATGTAATAGGTGCAGTATCGGATAGACCAAACTTATACCAAATACCAGTGTCATATATCCATCCTAAGAATGTACCTGGAGTCCAGTCAATATTATATGCAATATCACCACTATTATAAGCAGCACCTGCTGTAATAACTGGGTTACCAGTACCATCATCCTCTGCTAGGAATGTATTCCTTAAAACAGTACCATCATCGTTAGATAAGGTAAAGTTTAGTGTCTGCAATGTATCCTGTGATGTTATCTTCTTCTGGAAGGTAACAGGACCAGAGAATACTGATTCCAACTGGTTAGATGCACCACCAATAACCGTTAGTTTATCGGTAAGCACAATCTCACTGAAGGTCTCAATAGTTGTACCTTCTTCACCCAACACGTTAAGTTGAGCAATATCTTCGTTAGTGATCTGACCTGTAACTGGGTTGATAACCTGGTTACCAACAAACAACTCACCATCACTGTTAACACCAGAGTAGTATGCAACACCTGCTGCTTCTTTCAGTGACTGTGATAATCTAACTGCATCTTTACTTAATACTTCTACCTGTGTAGATGGGAATGCAGTTGAGTAGTTACCTGGACCAAATCCAAGATACTCAAACGTGTGACCTGATGCTCTGAGGATTGAGTATCTTCGCAATTCACAGAGTAGAGGTTGTACTGAGTTATCAGCATTTAGTTTGAGTGCAATCTTTCTTTCTTCTGCTTCACCTAGTCGTGCAGTAACACTAATACCATTCAATACGTTAGATGTAGTATTATATCCTAGGTTATTTTCAGATTCTAGTAAGAAGAATTGTGATGTCTCTTTAGTGACACTTCTTTGTGTATCCTCATTAGGAGTAGGAGATGCACCATCAGTAGTAGTAACTACACCTAGTGTCTCATTACTTGCAACAGATACAGATGCAGCAGGGTCTGCTACTGGGTTGTCTCTGTCAAATGCAGGATATAAATCTACAGTTGCCTGTGAGAATGCAAAGTCATTAAAGTTAGACGTTGAAGGTGATACTGAAGCATTCAATAGCGTCAGATAGTATACACCGTCAGTCACACCTCTTACAAATTCTTGATGAGTCTCTACAGCATATATGTAATATGTTTTACTGTATGCTGGACTATTGGTTTCACTACTTCGTGGTTGGATAACAAAACCTGTAATAGGTGCTCTGGGTACAGGGAAGGCATCCTTGTCCAATACATAGCGGTACCTGTAAATCCTATCAACCAAGTTTCTAGCATCTGGTACCCTCCTTACAAATGTAGTTGGTGTGAATCCAAGGTTTTGATATAGACTGTTTGCTTGCAGTGTAGTATAGATGGTATTTGCTGCTCCATCTACTTGTAAATACCACTGACTATTTGCAGTATCAAACTTAATTGGTGAATCATCATCACCTGCCCTAGTACCTGTTACGCTAGTGCCTGAGGGGTTAATGTCTGCATAGTGTGTAGTAGGTTCACTAGCACCACTGGCAATCAAGAGCACATATAGTCTATCTGGGGTGTTAACGTCATCACGTCTAGCACCTACAGTATATCCTTGCACCTTACTTGGTGGTCTAGCAGTCTCTACAGTATAACCATAGAGGAATAGTTTTGTTGGGTCTGCAACACTCTTCGTCTTATTAATATCAATGGTTACCCAGTTAATTGATATCTCATTAACATCATCTAATGACTTAGGTGGGATACAGTGTGTTATCTGCCCTGCTTTATCCTTCGTAAACGCTGCTGCTTTAAAGCCTTTAGATCGGAGAGAAGTGTTACCAAAGTTTGAGTTCGAGTTGGTAATCGAGAGGTCTCCTCCACTGTCAGAGAAGAAATGATCTCCGAATCCGACTGCGAACACAGAGACGACTTGGATGAAAGCATCATTCGACGCTTTAATATGTCGATGTCGCCATCCCTTTCGGTATTTGGCGAGTCCATTAATGTGAGCACCTGATCCCGCAGCTTGGGGTTCATACGCTCCAGTATTTTGGTTGTAAAGTACGAACGCTCGGTCATCTTTCTGTAGCGAAATGCCAGTAAACTGGGCAACAACCATCGACTTAAATCCAGTGGCTTTGGCACCATCTGCATGCATGCCGTTAATACCCCAGACTGAGCGGAGACTACAGTTGAAAACATATGGAGACGCTGAGTCAACAGTGTCAATCTCCACTTTCACTAGGATGTTGCTACCTAGTGCATTACCAGATGGTTCAGAGGACATCTGGTAAGTAAATTGGTTACCTTGTGCACTGGTTACCAAGAATGATCCATTATAGAGGAGAGCATCTTGGTCAGTAGGACCAGTAACACCAGATATATTAACAGCGACACCCACGGAGAACCCATGATTCTTCGGGTTACCGAGTTCATCGACTGTAAATGCTGTTGCAGTTTGTCCATTTCTGATAATCTGAGATACAGCGAATTCATCAGAAATAGGACCAACGATTCTGTTTTCCTCGACCCTTGCTTGCATCTGGTCTTGTGCAGGAATACCAGAGGTGTCAGGAATAACAGCGTATCCTTTTGATATCTTTTGGTAATATAACTCTAGATCTGGTACATCAGCAAACTCAAAACATGTAAGTTTGTGGTGTGAGAAGTTTGGTGCAATCTGTGATAAATCATCACGATAATATACTCCAGTATTGTCACCATCAAAGAATGACATCTGCCAGAAGTAACATCCACCAGTTAGTTTGAATATACCAGAAGGTAGTGGTTCGTTAGCAGCAGTGATACCTAATGATCCTTGTACTGTTGGATAAGGTACAAATTTAGGTGTAATCTTAGTTCTTCTAAGGTCGGATCCAACTACTGAACAACCTCTGGGTACGATGATTCCACCGTTTACAGAGTTAAATTTGTGAAGTTCGTTAGAAGGAGAGGTAATATCAAAGTTTGTATTTTCGTTAAATGGTTGTATATTATTATAATCTGCAATTCCTGGCCTATTGTCTACTACGTACTCAGACGGATATAAGTAAATCGAGAATGCATCGAATTCATCATTACTCAGACCAACACGATATGAGAAACGTGCCACCTCTAAGAATGCACGTTGCAGTGTCTTAAATGGTCGTAGTGCTGAGTTACCTCGGTTATCGTAAGCATCAGACGCATCAAAATCGTCAGGGTTGACGTATATAATACGTCCAGTCCTTGACGTGATGATATTCTTTAGACGGGTTAGTGCCATTTAACGGAATCCTTCTTATATGTTATTTAGTTAACCACCCGCAGCGATTTTAGTCATATTAACTACAGGGAAATCATCGGATGCGGTTTCAAATCCGTTGACAACATAACTAAGGTCACCTGCTGAGGAATACACAAGTAGGTTTTGACCAGGACCCACTACTATAGAAGTATTCTTATCAGTTGTATTTGCAGCAAGTGCTTTATCATAAAATAGGTAATCCTCAGCATCAAAAATTCCAGTCTGGTCTGTATGAATACCTGTGCTAATTGTTGCGACATCAAATGTCAAGTTAGCACCACCACCTCCTCCCAACTGGGAGTCATTAATTGTAAGAGTATCGGACGCAGCATGACCATATCCACCATTTAATAGTGTGATAGTCGCTGCACCAGATCCATCTACCACTACAGTTACCTTAGTAGTTGTAAGATCTCCAGATCCACCTGTTGAGTTAGGTGAAATATTTGTGTAAGTACCTGCTGTCCTTGATGCATCAGCACCACCAACGTTATTAAACGTTAGCATCTTACCAGTCCTCACTGTCGTCATGGTACGAGTACCATTGTTTAGTGTAGGAGTATCATAGAATGCGTCATTAACAGAGAATGCTTCTGACCCTTCTCCTAATGAAATCTTCAACTGACAGGTATCTTTATTCCATGATTGGACAAACCCATAAGGTCCAGGAGTAACACCATTTGCTTGAATTGTTTGAGTAACAGCATTGATAGTAAACGTATCTGCTGCTGCAAGTGCTTCACCTTCCACATCATAGATGTATATCTCTGTATATGCAGGGTCAGCGTTAACAGTTGGGTTAAATCCAACGTCAAGTGTGGTGCCAGCAGGAGAACCATCTGCATATGCAAATAAGTTAGTCTGAGTTGTATCAGTAATCTCAATAGATGTATATGCTCCAGAAGTACCAGCAGTACCTACCTTACTAACTCCAGCAGTATATTCAGTACCTGACCCGTTAGGACCTTCAGAATCATCTGCAGAGAATTTTAGTGGATAGTTACTATTACTAGCATGCTCCAAATCATACTTATATGTCCTATCAATATTATATACAGGAGTCGTAGGTAAGATATGGTCTGTAGCATTAAGACCAGTCTCACTAACTACATATCTGTTATTAATAACTGCACCAGATCCAGTATTAAATGCCAATACTGCAGAAGCATTAGATGCGGAACCAGTAATAGTCTCTGCCTCTGTCCAATAATTTAATAGATATACCCCATTATCTGTTAATAGAGTTACAGTAACACCATTGTTATGGTCTACATCAGAAGTACCATAACGTGCTCTGCTAACAGTAAGGTCATTACCATTAACTGCAGTAATCTCCAATAACTCATTATCAATAAGAATAATTCCACCAGAAATAAATCCAGTAGAATCAGCAACTGTTAGAGTGGTGTCACCAGCAACATAAGTTGCACCTTCATCAATCGTAGATGTAGTAGCAGATGCAGACCATGCATTAACTTGACTACCAGCAGGAATTGGTGCTGCAGTCGTGCCAAGTGCACTCCTTGTAATTGTTAATGTATTGTTAGCGGTATCAATACCTGAAGCATTAATAGTTACAATCTCAGTTGTAGCAGATGCTGCCTCTCCAATAGTGATATACATACCGTCAGCAAGACCAGTATTACGTGATATCTTTACAGATGTAGCAGCAGTATTTAACTCAGTATATTCAATATATGACTGTGTAGAACCTAGAATCCCTCTAAATGTAGCAGTTAAACCCGATGTTGATCCAGTAAGTGTCTCACCTCCTGAGAATGTGCCAGCAAGACTATCTGCTTGGAGTTGAGTCTGACTGATTGGTTTTACCTGCGTATAATAAGTGATGTCATCGGTTGGTTTAAAGACATCAAGAATCTTTGCAGTTGCATTATTAGTAGTATTAAATTGAGTGCCAGGAATAGCATCAGCAAGTTGGAATCCTGGGTTAAGAGTAATCTTATAAGCAGTAATAGGATTACCTTTAACAAACTTATATGTAGATGTATTCAGACCATCCAAATGCAGCACTTGATCATAATCTCTAAGTGCAGCTCTATACGTTGCACCACTACCAGATTGATTACACACATTTAATACTGTGCTTCCTGTAACCGTAGTAGGTGTCCGATATAAGACCGTATTTGTTGTTGCGCCTGGTTTATCGGCGGCTAATCTTCCTGCTGTCATTTGTTAATTACCAACCTGCTTGAAAAAAGGATTGTAGTCTGAGTTGTCCTCCAAGGACAGGAGCTGAAATAGCACCACCAAAACTAATTGCTACAGCACTGATGTTATCAGTAGATAGCAACTGAGCATCACTATCAGGGAATTGGATTTGCCTTGGGTTAGTGATGTTAGACATGTCAAAGGTGATGTCACCGTTGAGGTTGTCTGGATTATTTATCTTCACCAATTCCAGCGTTTTATTGTAGAGAGTTTGTGTCTTTCTCTCTGAAACTAATACGTTGGAAGCACCACCATTATTTAAGGGTGCAGTTGGTGTATCATCTGGGAAACTAAAGTCATATGTTTGGTTATCCTCTATATTTGAAAGGTCAAATCTAATCTTCCTTCCATCACCATCTGCAGGGTCAGTATCTGAAAATACTGCTCCCTTATAAACTTTGTTAGTTAGAGTCTGTGTAGACTCAGTACCTACTACAGTAACATTCAAATCAGGAAAAACTACATTCCTATCTTGTGTTAAGTTAGAGGCATCGAAGATAATATAACGAGTAGGGTTATTTTCATCACTAGAAGGTGTATTTGAGAATGTGGGGTTAACCATATTCTTATTAAACACATTCTGACTTGTTATATCATCTAATAGTGTAGATTGTGTCTGTGCAGCACCAAAGTCAGGTAGTTTATAAGTATGAGCACCTGGTGACTCCCATGAGTCAGTCTCAAACTTAGCAATCTTATCAGTTGCTGTAGATCCAGTGATCTGCAACTCAGCATCCTTGATAAGAATAGTCTTATTAGTTAACGTTTGGAATGTATCATTAGCAACTAATGTAGTAGATGTATTAACACCAACATTAGGTAGATCAAAACGACGTGTGCCAGACTGTGTAGAAATTGTGTCAACGTTAAAGATTGCTCTCTTGGCAGGGTTTTGGTCACCTGCAATAATAAGGTTAACGTCTGTTTGAACTATCGGACCTGCAACTGTAAAGAATCCACTACCTTGTGGTTGTATCTCAATACTAGAAACTGCTGATGCAGTATCAATTGCTTTAATAAGCAATGTAGATGACCCATCAGTATTTGCTCTCCTACTATTGTAGAGAGATGCACTACCAAATGTTAATCCAATCTCATTGATTGCAGATTGGTATATACCCGAATCTCGGTCAAGGTCAAATGCTACGCCTGGTGCTGTCGCTGATCCTGCACTAACTCCACGGAAAAGTTGATTAATCTTCGCTTTTCTATTTGGAATAAGAGGGTCAGAAATAACAATAGGCAAAATAGCTTCACCAGTTACCAAATCATTTGATATTGTCTCTAACTGGGATATTCTTTTAGTTGCCACAGAAATTCAACACAATTCTTACAGTTTTATTTATACACCTTTAGGACTAGCCCTTGCCTTATTCCTTATAACTATACAGTCGTTAGTGTAATCTACGGAAAAATCCAATTCATCATCGGGATCCCACATAAGTTCTTCGTACATTGCGTTCAACTTTTCCATATCTTCCCATAACGCATTTGGATTAGGCATAATTTCCTAGGCAATAATTTTTGTTAAAATATCCTGGATCCAGGACTGTAGTCTTATAAATAATGGTAAGACGAGGAGAAAAACCATGAGTTAAAACCCCCTAATACATTATGAATTTTAAACTTCGGAGGGATTAATGCATAACCTAAAATCACAAAATCAATTATCTGAGTGGAATCACTTAATTAGCAATGACTATTGCATGACGGCAACACAACAAGAGTTACAAAATGACTACTTCGAGTGTATGGTAGAAAGCAGTAGTTATGAGCAGGAAAAGATATGTAGACAATTGCTTTGCTAGAGTGATTCAACCTTAATCGCAAGATAACAGTGATTACTTAATCTCTCAAACCACCCCTTCGGGGGTGGTTTTCTATTAGTAATATGTAATTGGGTCTTGCACTTGTACCTCAATTGCATCAAATAGTCTGTTCAATGAATTTGAAAACTGTCTGTATCCTGATCCAACATATAATTGCCCAACGAATACTGATACAGTAGCTACACCCCAGAAGATATAATAAAACCTACTCTTCACCTGTGCTCTTCGTTTCTCGCTCTTTAATGTCATCTTCGTCTCGATTTCGCCTCACTATTCTATCATATTCTGCTGCATTGTCAATGATGGACTTTTTCAAGTCCTCTAAATCCCATTTAATTTCCTCGGTCATAGTTGGAGTCCAGAAAAACTTAAAGACACCCTAGGACAATGACCTTTTGGATTATGATATACCCCTTCAGGTATATAAATGGCATCTCCTGGGGTTAGTCTATATTCTTTACCATCATCAAAACCATAACTAGTCTCTCCAATTGCTTGAACAATTAACACATCAGTGTTATCATTATGTCTACCGAATGTCTCACTCATTAAAGAATATGACACATAAGTATGTAGACATTTCATTCTATAGTCTTTATATACTTTCTCACAAATAGGCAAAAACGAGGGTGGCCTATAGGTCCCCTCGCCAATAATTGTTGGAATAAAATTCTCTAGCATTGGTTTCTGAGTATACCCCCAGAAACCACTTATTGCATCTTCATCAATTTTAGAAATAGCATCGGCCCAAGATATATTAATCTCAGGAAAATAATCCTTCTTAAACTTATACATTGTCAATGCGATCTAAATCCTTTCCAACTCTACCACGTGATGCAAATTCTGCAACTGATGGTGGAGTAAAGACCTTAGACCTCTGCACTGCTTCCCAATCCTTATCGAAAATCTCTAGTCCTTTATCAGTAAGGACATGATTATACATTCCCTCAAAGATTTTAGGTGGCATAGTGACTACGTGAGCACCATTCCAGAATGACCTAGTTACCTTATATACATCACGAATAGATGCAGATAAGATTTGAGTCTGGACATTGTGCACTCGATATACTTCACTTATTGAGCGGACAATCTCCAATCCAGCAACAGAATTATCGTCCAACCTCCCAACAAAAGGAGAGACGTACGTAGCACCTGCCTTTGATGCAAGTATAGCCTGAGCTGCGTTAAAGATGAGCGTAACATTGACTTTAATTCCATTATTTGATAATACTTTACATGCAGCGAGTCCTCCTCGTGTGCATGGGACTTTAATTGTAGCAACTTCTCCAAACTTTTGAGAAAGTCGTTTACCTTCTGCAACCATCTCATTACCATCACCCACTACTTCCATAGAGATATCTGGTAATCCGATGTCTACAATTTCTTGATAGACATCTTCAGGGTCTTGGCCACTCTTCATAATGAGTGTAGGATTTGTTGTTACTCCATCAACTAATCCTGTAGCGAAATGTTTACGAATTACTGCAGTGTCAGCTGTGTCGAGGAAGATTTTCATTTTGTTTGTTTATAAAAGCACGTAGTTCAGGAGTCTCATCCCACTCCCATAGGGTTTTTCGGCCTTTGGAGTCAATTTGCTCCCAAGATTTCTTTACGATATTCAATTTCATTCCCTTACCTCATGAAAGTTTTCTACCCAGTCGCTTAGGTCATATAGTATAGGATGGCATTCCTCTTCAACAAGGTATCCACTTAACCTATACATGTCTTGTAAAGTATAGGACTGATTCTTCTCAGCGTCAAGCCCTACCTCTTCCAACTGTTGCACTGCGACAGGAAGTTCTTCAAAAGTAAAAGGAATCCCTTGTATGTACCACATGTCAACTATTTCTTCATTTAGATAACAATAGTTGTGTGTGATACGTACCTTCATCGGAAATCCTGTGTCATCTCCTGAAGTGATTGGTCTACAAACTGACGTGTCCCCACTGGGTCTGGGACAAACTCTTCAGGTTTTGGAATATTTAGCTCTGGCGTTTCAGGGTCTTCAGCTACTGAAGCAACTGGTGACACAAGCAGGATGATTCCACTAGGAGTGGTAATTTTAAGGGTATGACCCTTAGATGCCAAACTCAAAGAGAAATCAGTATTCTTAGTAAATTCTTCTTGCGATAATGTGATGATATTCATGGTAAATACGTTATCATGTCCTCTGGAATATGATCCTTAAAGGTGGCTAGAGTCTCAGTAAAACCTTCTGCACCTTCCTCATCAAATTTCCAACATACTGTCTCATCGGCACCCTCATGATCCATTATCTTAACTTGTCTCTTGGGGACATTGACCCAGATATGCTCCAGATAGGTGTCTGTGTCTCCTGTTATGTCTGCCATAAAAAGGGATACTCCATTACTTCCGTCTATTATACACTAGTTCAGCAAGACTGGCAAGCCATAGATTTGGGTGGGTCCAAAGGCACAACCCAACGCTGTGTATCCCGTTGCTGTCGAATATGACGACATCCCAGTCACCACTTGGTTTATGATGGATCCTGAAGGGACAAACTCAGCGACTACACCCGTTGGTGCAGCTATGAAAGTGGCATGTAATCCATTTGTACTACCAGCAAGGATGTCTGCCATACTACATGGGACAGTTGTACCAATAGAAATTCTAACCTGTGATGGCGGTGCCACTGCAGGGAATGGTAAGTCGCATGTGATATCAACGATAGCACCCTTAACAATAGTAAACTGACCAGTTAATGCTGCAAATGGATTGAATAGAGCAATAAACTCAAATCTACCAGCATTTAGGAATGATGTAATCCAGTTTGCTTGGTTGACTATCTCACCATCAGCGATGTTTTCAATAGTATTACCCTCAATCTTAACGTTTTGAGAGTTTAACATCAATGATTCAATACCAGCGACACTAACCTTAGCACCTTGTATCTTAACCTCACCAGTATATGCTATATCATGGTCTCCTTCCTTTCTAGCAGCAGACTTCTGCTCTGTAGAATCTTTAAGGTCACCTGACAATTGAGGACCATAACGTGTCCTACCCATGTGGTCAGCACCTGCAGGGAATGGAATCTGATCTACTGGATAGAAACCACCTAGGTTATCTCTCTTAAGAATTATTTCTCTCTGTCTATCAATACTTGATTTGTATAGGTCTGATGAAGAATCTGCTGCTGCTGACTGGTCTAAGGTACCTTGATCAACCTGACCAGAAGTAACATTAGTATCTACAGTATCTAAAGCACCACCTGTGCTATCTGTGTCAGGTGTCTTAGATGATCCCTCTGCATCTGACTGTGGACCTTGAGAGTTGTGCTCATTCTTAGACCCTGATACCTCTTCATGGAAGTTACCCATGACCTTAAGATAGAAGTCACCCTCAACTGTTAGAGTATAGTTACCCTTAATAGTCTCACACTTATCCTTAGCAATAATCTTAGTCTGGTTGTTTGGTACATTAATATGCTCGTTACCATAACCATCTTGGAAACTGGTTACACCTCCAGGACCAGATATAATTGACTTCTCTTTACCTGGCGTAGCATCATGTATCTGTCTAGCACCATTCAATGAGGATGATACCTGCATTAATTCAGGTACAATACCATTGAACATCTTATCAATATAACTTGTCCCTTCGTTTATCTTATCAGTAACAGTATTAACTCCTCCAATTATCTGGTCATATAAACCATCAACACTCTGATATGGAGTACCTTTAACAGCATCAGTTATATTATCACACTCTGTGGTACCTATGAGTGGGAACCACATCTTAGACTTCGGACGTTTTATCTTCCTGTTACAACTCTTCTTAAATAGTGCTCCTAGAATAGCAAGAAGGATTTGAATTAGACTTCCCCAATCTAATGAAGTGAAGTCAAATTCCATAATCATGCTAACAGTATCACCTAGAGATCTAGCAGCACCTGCCAAACCCTTAGCAGCACTAACAGCACTAATAACATCACCTGCTACATCTCTTACACGATTCATTGCAGATGTAATACCCTGAAGGATGCGGTTGCTTAATCCTTTAACAGCAGAATCAATTGCTTGACCGATCGCACTGCTGGCAATTTTATCGACAGCAAGGCTAGCCATTTGGTTAGCAAAGTTTGCCGTGTCCGATAATGCCGACTGCACCAGTCCTAACCACATTGGTTTCTTAGCACAGAATAAATCAAATATCTGTGACAAGAATGCCATCAACATATTGATGACTGCAATAGGCACGAATTGAGATACAATCTTAACTACAATTGCTACCACCTCAGCGATTAACTTCGCTAACATTTCCTTCAGAGGTGCTAGGATACCAGATATACCACTAGATAAGAAATTCATCACCTTACCTAGGTGCTCTCTTACCTTATCTCCTGCCATCTTATTGCCAGTGATAACACTGACGAAACCACCAGGACCAGAGCCCATAGCAGATGCCATCTCACCTAACTCAGTAAGCATCCTTGTTAGGTCAGTTTCAAATCCTTTACCTGATGGACCTGCAACACCATCAGCAATACCGTTACCATTAACAGGTGGTTTAATTGGGTTGGTTACTGCATTACCAGGTACAGTCTGCTCTGCTGTGTTAATACCACCACCACGTGCTTCTTCAATAGCACCAGTAGAAGTAGCAGGTGTCTGACTTTGTACCTTAGGGAATGGGTTTCCTGATTTATCTTGTTGTCCAGCAAGTGTCTTCTGTGCTGGTGTATCAGTCTTTAATTCTTCTGCTTCTGCAGGATCTGCCAGTGTAGTATCTTTCTCACCTTCTAACTGCTGGAATCCTCTAAATGCACCCAATACACAAGGTAACTGTGCTTCTTCACCATCAAGGAAGAAACCTAATACCCATGCTCCTGGTTGTAATTCTGTTGTAGTACCTGTACCTTTAGTCTGTGCTTTATCTGTAGGTAGAAGCACAGTAGCCCACGGTAAGATTGATGTAGGTAACTCTTTAAGATATGCTTTCTTACTCTCAACACCTGTATACCAACCAAGAATACGCACCTTAACACGACCCAGTTTGGAGGGGTCTTTATTAGACTCAACCTCTCCAACCCACCAAGTGTATTGGTCTCTTCCTAAGTAGTCGGTTTTAGCAGCCATAGTATATTGGTTTACTTTTATTTATCGATCAACACGAAAAGAAATTCTCCATCAGCAGGATCTTTACCATATACTTGTTTACCAGTTGTGATATCATATCCTACATCTTTAGCCCTATAATCAACACCATTAAATCTAATAGTAGATTCTATTCTGGTGTTCCCTTGAAGACATTCTCCATCAGTGCATCCATTCCACCAAACTCCGTCATATTGCCAAATGAAAGGACAGGAAGGACGATTAGTGATAAGATTAGTAGTTTTAGTATAAACGATGTTTTCATCTAACTGTTGCCAATCATATTGAATATGATTATATGGATCACTCTCACCCTTATACTTATACCATGACTTAACAGTCATAATATTATGAGTATTCTCTATTCTAATATCAATCTGAGGCCATGATGCAGGATTAGAAAATGCTTGTTTCTGATTCCTATAATGACCTACCGCTTCATCAAATCGCATCAATCTCTTTCCAACTACAAGGATCTACAATAGCAAATTCATTATGACCTGCATCGTCAGATCTAGTGACCATTATATCATATGATATAGAATAACGTGCAATACTACCAAGATATGGTTCTACCTCATGCTCCAATGAAGAGGGGAATATCATTAATCTACTCTCCATGGGTGCATAAGTTGCATGACTATAACTTAAGTCATTTAATGTCTCTACATGTATAGGCAGTCTATTAGGATTAGGTGAATGGAATTTAAGATACCCACCATTCATTACATTACCTGTCTTAAGATAATATACTGCACTTAAACATGAATTTCTATGATTATGTTTATTAACCTTACCACCCTTCTCTACTATTACAGGCCATGCCTTTGATGCATATAATTTAATCTTATCTACATCCACGTTAAACTTACTTAGGTATTGCTCACAATGAAAAGCAACCTGCATGTTTAACCAAGAGAATCTACTATCATTAAATAATTTATAGTCCCCGTGAGCATCACCCGTATAGCTATAATTCTCCTGCAATACAGGTAAATTCTTAGCATATATCCTCTCAAAATACTCAAGCATATGCTTTTGAATATTCTCGGAGGGGTCTAAATCTTCATGATATATTGCGGTTGGAAACCATAAATCAATCATACATGTATCTCACATCGTATACAATCATCACACTCATATTCTTGTTTATATGTGTCAAGTTTGTTTATTAGTATATCATACTCTCGCATGATAAAGGAAGATCCTGCGTTACGTTGATACGCAACACAGGCATCTCTTAGTTGATGAATCTGCTGTTCATTGAATTGCATGATACATCATCCTATCAATCATCATATACAAGGCACTCAGGCTCATCAGGATGCTGATCGCAAAATAGTTCTATGCAATTAGGATCGTGATGGTCACCTGCAGTAATCTCTGCCTCATGATGCTCATAATACTCTTCCAAATCATGTAATTCTTCTTTGAAATGTCTACGAGCAGCAGGGTTCAAAGTAGGGTCACTAATAATCTCCCTGTCTTTTTGGATGTGCTGTTCTATGGTTTGCATTTGAATTTACCAAAGAGTGTATAGGTATTTATTGCTGTTCTGGGACAGAATCTCTGACTAATAATAGATTTGTCGTGATTCCCTGTCTTTGATATGTGTGAGTTAGAGCAGCGATAACATACTTACCACTGAATCTCTTATCATGTTTTAGGTTTTTACCTTTCTCAATAGAGCCAGGAATTACAACCTTAATCAAAGAACCTGCTGCTAATGCAGTGTTTCCAGGAACTACTATTCTCAATTGAATAGCTTTGAATAAATTATAGCGACCTGCAGCATATTGTGCAACTGCCATTGTGTCGTGATCAGGATTTGTCCCATTGTTAGGATTATTAACACCAGTCTGATTCTTAAGTCCAGGTAAAGCCCTTATCTTCATACGTGTAGGTTGTGCCTGTTTAAGAAACTCTGGTGTCTTAAATGGCATCCCTTGCTCAACTGTAGTTGCCTTATTAAAAATACCTGGCATAGTTATCTCCATCGCTTGATGGACAGTGCCACCAGGAGCACCTTTCTTATCTGATTTGTCATCACCACCACCAGACTTTTTCTTACCTGATGTAGGTGCAAAACTATCTTTCTGTGCTGGTAATGATATACCAATAGCAGCAGATTTATAAGTACCTCTCCTCATATTACTGAGGTGATTTGCTTTATCTGGATATTGAATAGATTCAATAACATACTTACCACCATCAGGTGGATCAGTACCAGGTTGCACATAGGTATATGTAAACTGAGTCTTAGTTGCTTGACCATCACATATAGAATCTATAGATTTAAAATTAAACCCATTCCTATTCTCAAAGAATAAAAACCCAGACTGTTTCATACTAGTCTTAGATCCAGTAAGTCTAGTAACTTTATCTGTCATATACTGGATAGCATCAGATGGTTTCCAGTTAGCAGAAACAAATGTAATCTTAGAATGATTCTCAAAATTCTCTGCAGTTATCTTATCATCTGCTTTAAGATATTCCTTACATATATGCTTAGGGACATTATCTACATCTTTAGCACCCTTACCAGGTCCAAATGCTTTAAGTATCTTTGTCATCTCATCATGATACATCTCTGGAGATACACAGTGTAGAATATACATCTGTCCTCTCTCAGACTTAATGATACTACCAATCTTATATACCTGTAGTGTAGTATCAAGAGACCCATGATCCAATGAGCTATCCGTTTTCATCTGAATAGTAATCTTCTCACCACCCTGTAGATTAGAATTAAAATCTATAGAGTCTAGGATACTAAAATCACACCGAAGAAATGATGCTTCAATAGATTCATGGTATTCAAAATCAACTACAAGATCTTGAATATCAAACACCTCTTCATTAACCAATTCTATTTCCATCTTCTTCAACTCAAATGCCCTGTTATTTCTATTAGGGGATTGAGATTGACTGTAGGTTGTATTAGCTTGTTGTACTACACTCATGTTACATCAACTCCACTGGCTTTGTAGTAAATTCAGCGACCATACCAAACTTAGGTTGTAAGTATTCATCTGCATCTAAATGATCTCGACCTGGAATTACAATAGGATCTGCTGACTCACCTCCTGCTGCTGTAACTACTGCTGCTGCATCCTCTGTAACAGTTAAGTTAGCTTGAGATGCATTCATTGCTGCCTGTTGTTTCTCAAATTTTGCTTGATTCTCTTTCTGCTTTGCCTCCTCTAGACCAGCACCAACATCACCCATAGCAGAAGCAAATGCTTGTAATGCCTTCTTAAGTTGCTCCTCTGGACTAGCAGCTTTCTCTGCAGCAAGTTTCTTCTGCTCTTTCTTAGGTAATGATGCTTCATACCACTCCTGTATCTTAGGATCAGAAGCTATACTTGCAATCTTACTTGGGTCAACCTTCCTATTCCTTACGCTAGTGCCACTCTTGAATTGTGCTTTACGAGCAATTCTTTCCTTAGTATTAGCATGCTGAATAAGCATCTTATACTCATCACTCCTAGGATCAACAGGTGCGAATCCCTGCCATGCACCAAATACTCCACCATGAGTCTTCTTAAGTGCACCTAGAATATTTACATTATACCCATCATGTGTAAACTCAATCTTATATGCTTGTTTCTTTCCACTCTCATCTTCAATATCAATATTCTTAGTGGTCTTCATACCCGCTTGGTATGACTTCATATCAAACTCACCACCCTCAGCATACTTAGGCATGCCAAATCCACCAGCATGTGCTTGAGTTAATCTCTTTCTTGTTAAACCTTTATTCTGTCTTGTTGCAGGAGTATCAAATGGTACTACAAATGCTTTACCACCTTCTTTCATTCCTACCCACTCTCTACCATGACCAATGAAATCTACACCACGTCCAGTAAGTGACACTGGGTAACCTGACATTGGACCATCTATCCAACCACCACCAGCTCTACCTCTCCTCTTGCGTCTATTTGCCTTTCCTCCAGGAGTTATAGTGCCTGGTGAATCATCAGCATTAAGTCTCTTCTGTCTCTCCTTGTTTCTTTCACCTTCTACCCTTGCTTTATCCTCTGCAATCTTCTTCTCTTTCCACTCATCATTGGTCATCCTGATCATATCATCATAATCTTTCTTCTTCCTATTATAATCCTGCTTCTCCTCATTATATGCTTGCATTGCTGCTGCAGCATCAGGATACTGCCCAATCTTTGTCATATCTTCTAGAGAATGAAGTCCATACTTCTTCTGTAAGTCTCTAAACTTCTTCTCCTTAGCACTCTCAACAAATGGTGATCCTGGATGACTATCATCAGGGTCATTTGTAAAATCTCTGGTTGTATCTACTGTATGTGTTACAACTTTCTTCCTACTAGTAGACCCACCAACTGGTACAGTTTCCTTCCATGTAGCAGTATTATTACTCTTATTGCCTCCACCTCCAGTGAAGAATTTAAGGACAGTAGTTAGTGCCTTAATACCTAAGAATAAAGGCCAAAAGATTACTTTAAATCCAATACCAAGTATCTTACTGATCATTGGTATATGTGGTGCAACAGCATCTAAGATTTGATTAAAGAACTTACCAAGCACCTCAAAGAATTGACCAATTGGTTTCTTAATATCTGCTATCACATTATTAAATATCTTACCAATTTGACTAAACCATTTCTGCACAGGTTCAACAATTGGTTCTAATAGACCACCTATTGCTTTACCTATAGGTGCACCAGCAGCAGAACCTATCATACCACCAACAATACCAGCACCAGGAATTCCTGTTGCAGCACCTATTGCAGCACCTGCTGCTTGACCAACACCAGCACCTATACCAGTACCTGCTATCTCCATACCACTATTTTCTGGGTCTAAAGATGCAGTGAATGCTGCTGTGCCACCTACTGCTGCAGCATTAAATAACTTACCAAACTTACCAGTACTGAATGTCCTAAACTTAGACGCAAGTTTCCCTTGCTTGAACATATTCATTATGCCCTTGCCTAAGGTTCCTACGACCCATGCTAAGGCTTTCACTGTTGCTACAGGTGATTTAAGGAATGCAAATGCAGCAAATAAAGGTGCAGCAGATAGTATAAACTGCAATGCACCTAGCATTCCTTTAAAACTTAAAGGATTCTCTAAGAATTTAACTAGACCATCAAGAGAAGACCCAACTAAGAATCCTGTAACATTAAATATAAACTTACCAAAGGCAGCAAGACCTTTGAATAACTTCTCAACCTTATCTGGGTTCTTTGATATCCAATCAAATATATGATACCCCAGAATAATAGGTATGATCCATCGAAGCATTCTCAATAATCCACCAAAGAGACCTTGAATACCTCCCTTTATGGACTGCTTAAATGCTTTACCAATCTTCTTGAGGAATGGTGTTTTTTCTGCACCTTCTTCACTCTCATCTCTCTCTGCTTTCTTCCTTCTTAATGCTTCTGCATCATCCTTTGCTTTCTCTCTCTTCTCTCTTGCTTTATCTAATAATGCTTCTCTCTTAGCAATTGCTTTGTTATCAGATATCTGTGACCTAATACTATTACGCCAACTCTCTAGCATATTCTGAGAGTTTAATGATATAGTATTGAGTGTTGCACCTAATGAATTAAGTCCAGCGGCTACTGTACCTAAACCCTTACCTACATTCTTCTCAACTACACTTAAATGTGCTGCTGCAGTAAGTGGAGTATATTTCTTTGCACCAGCAGTAACACCCTTATAAGATACCATCTTATAGAGTTTCGCTTTTTGTACTTTTACTCCTGGGTTTGCCATCTATTAACAGGTAAGCATTGGTATTGGTTTTGTTCTCACCACTGCTGGAGATCCTCCACCACTGTTATTTATTATAGGTTGACGGATTTGTCTGGTAATTGTCATCACAGGAGGCACAAAGTTATCCATCTGTTTATCCCTAAATGCCTTCTCATCCATAATTGTCTTTGCCTGATTCCTATCCATAACCATAGATTTAATATCACTACCAGACACATTATTATGTTTGATAACTGTTGGTGCTTGATTGAAAGTAGAAGCACGTCTTTCTCTAATAGACTGACCACCAGGACTATCAAATGCTGCACCTAACTGTGCAAATGCTTTCTCTAAACCACCAAATACTTCATGTTGTTTTGATTGTGGGATTGGTTTTTCATCTTCTGTAGTTTGCTTATGACTGACAGGCTCATATACAGAATCATTCTTAAGAATCTTCTTGACTGCTCCACCAAAAGGTGATTCCTTACCATAGTAATCTAAAGGATTCATTCTAGACAATACTGCACTCTTAGGCATACCAGTATCAGCAGGATTTGTTGCCATCTCCCAGTGTAAATGTGGTCCTTCAGACCTACCAGTGTTACCAACATAACCTACTACTTGACCCTTTGTTAACTTCTGACCCTTCTTAACCTTACAAGGTTCCATCAAATGAGCATAAAAATGTCCATAACCCTTATCATCTATCCAACTGACATAGTAACCATATCCACCATCCCAACCACAATCTTCAACTTCACCATCAGTAAATGCTACTAATTCTTCTCCTGTGGCAGCTGCTATATCAACACCCATATGCATACCAGGAGACAGTTTGAAGTCCCTCATACCCATCTTAGATGTAACTACATGACCACCCTCAGCTAATGCTGGCATAGTCAATCCTAATATTCCTGCTAATGCTGCTCCTGTAACTAATCCACCCATACTCATCCATTTAACTCGATTTCTTATACTAACACGATTCTTAACAGTTACCAAGCCCCCTTCCTCATATCCATCAAGGTTAAAGGCATTAAACGTTAAAGCATCTGCAAATCCAGCAAGCACAGACTTCGGATCCATTAATCGTTTAGCATTATTAATAACAAACTGGATAACCTTACCCACTACCTTAAGGGCAGTACCCAATACAAATCCTACAAAATCTGCTAACCATTTAGCAGCTTTCATCAATAGACCACCTAATTGACCTATTGCTTTAAATAATACCTGTAGAAACTCTGTTATACCAGTCTCTTTAGCAATACCCTTTACTATGTCCCATAACATCGTAAAGTATCTCTTAACAGGTTCAAATAATGGTTTGAGTAGAGGTATAAACGTCTTACCTAACCATTCACCTAAGAAACTACCAATAGCATTACCTACAATAGGTGCAAATGGTCCTAAGAATGGACCTAGTAATGCTGTACCTGCTGCAGCACCTAAAAGACCACCTGCTGCTTGACCTATACCAGCACCAACTGCCTGTGTAGCATCTTCACCACTTGCTATACCCGTAGCAGCTCTAGTAATACCACCAAATACAGCAAATCCCTTCTGAAATCCTGGTTTTAAGAAGTTACCTTTAACTCCCTTAGCAACCCTACCTGGAAATTTCCTTGCACCTCTAGTCTTCTTAAGAAATCCTGCTTTAAGATTCCTTCCTCTCTGAGTTGCAGTAGGTGCAACTCTCCTATTAAATATCTTCTCTTTACCTGCTCTACGAGCAGATTTCTGCATCTGTTCGTATTCACGTTTAGAGTATATTACTCCAGTCTTCTTGTCTCTATATCCTTTCTGTCTCCATGCAGCATTAGCACTTGCCTCTGCACCTTGCTCTGCTTGCTTGAAAAATACTTCTCTAACAAAGTTAATGTCTTGGAATAACTTCCAAGGCATAATCATATACTGTGCTGTCTTAAGTGCAGCAAGACCACCAACTAACTGTAGTGCTCCACCTATAAATCTAAATCCTCTCTTAACTGGTCCTTCACCAAAACCAATACCAAACATATTGGTGAGACCATCCATTATCTTAAAGATACCCCACCCAGAAATCTTAAATGCAAACTTAGCGAGGTTGAAAACCACCCTCATTATCTTCTCTGCTTGCTTCCCATGGGTGGATAACCATGAAAAGACTGCATACTTAACAAAGAAATCAAATATGGGAGTTAAAAATCCTGCAATAGTCTTAAGGAATCCTTTAACTGGTTTCTTTATTTCTTCCTGTCTCTTAAGTGTTTCTTTATCTGCATCCTCTTCTGCTTGCTCTGCTGTCCTCTCTGCTTCCTTACGCTTATTGCGTCTGAACATAGAAAAAAACTTATCCAGAAATGACTTCTGTTTAAGTTTATCCTTTTTATCTTCGTCGTTTATATCGTCTAGTTTCTCCTGCCCTACGTCACTGAGCCATTCTTTCTGAAATTGAATGAGTTTATGTGTTTCAACAAAATTCTTACCAATGCTCTCTGTGACTTCGCCAGTACGATTAATACCCTTACGAATCTCATTGAACCCATTTGTAAATGGTCCCTTGTCCGATAATGGTTTAATTTTGACGAAACTCTTTATTGTCATCAGAGAGACATACGATTTTCTTCTTGTTTTTGCCGTCTTTCCTCTTCAGCAATATGTGCTAAAAGGAGATTCACGTATACATCTCTTTCCCACGGCATCATATTTTCTAACTCAGTTAATGAGTATTTGTGATGCTGCATTAATGCAAAGTTAGTCTTGTATAAATTTTCAAGACTATCATGCATTAGGGCTACTCGAAAAAACTTGCTAATCCCTCCAGCACTAACTCACTAGTAACTTTAGTTTTAGGATTGGTAACCTCCAAAGTATATGATAGTTTAGGCATAGTCTCAAAGAATGATTGAATCTTCTGGAACTGGTCAGAATTCAAATTCTCAAGAAACTCAAGTGCTTCCTTCTTAGTAAAGGAATCATAAACTTCTTCTTGGTCATATACTTGGTCGATACAACCAGCAGCAAGTTCAAAGATATCATCCAAATTAGGATTATCAGTTAGGTTCTGTTGAATGAATACATCCAATGAAGGATACTTCATAACAATACCTACGTTATCATCCAATTGAATCTTCTTATCATGGTCATCTGGAACCTGTACTTCTACTTGCTCCAATGGTACCTGCACCTTCACCTCAGTCTCATTATCATCAGGTGCTGTGACCTTAAACTCACTTGTTTCACCAACTGCTTTAGACCTAATACGAAGGAAAATATATTCAATCTCAAAAGTAGCGAGATTCTCAACTTTAGTCTTTAAGTTTGTGCAGTTTTTAATTATAGTCTTCACTGCTTTAATCATCTCTTTGTCGTTTTGCGACTCCATAGCGAGATAAAGCAATTTCTCCTCTTTCACTAGAAAGGGACGGTATGATACTTTAGTGCCTGAAACAGGCAACTCCATCTCATACTCAGGTATGGCTAACTTAGGTAAAGGCATAACGATTAATTATATTATCTTTATTTAGACACCAAATCGAGCAACATCTTTCTGTGAAGATACAAACCCTAATTGTTCAGATACATCACCAAACTCGTTGATAAATCTATCACTAGTATTGGGTCCGAATCCTAACACATCATCAGCAATAGTGTCAAATCTATATCTCTCAAATGCAAAACTAATATTCATCTTTATTAGGTCTGCCTCATCATTATCGAGAGTTATTTCTTGCATATCTACTGGATATGCAGAGAAGAATTGCCATGCACCAGTAGACCTATTAAGTCTCTGCTGATAACGCATTCCATTCTTACTTAGTCCATCATATATGACATTAGATCCCAATTCCCATTTAGATATGATTATCTGACTTGTATACTCATCGTAGAAGGTAGTCCTATTCTCTGCATCTGTAGCAGTATAATTCATCCATCTCTCAAATATTGTCCTATGAAGTAAATCCTTAGTAAGTACAAAAGATATAGTCAACTCTCCTGGTGCGACACCAGTAGCATATTTACGTTGCATACCAACATCTTTTACTTCACTAGTAGTAATCCTTCTTCCAGGAATCACTACATTGTCAGCAAAATAATTAATTGCATCAGCAACATCCCTGACATTACGACGAATAACAGGGTCGTTATACATTATTGCAGGTGGAAGGGATACTCTAACCTCATAGAGATTACTACGTGCTGGTTCTTTAGCACCAGACGTAACTAACTCCTTAAACCTCTCGAATCCATTTGCCATTACTTAAGTCTACCCCAAATGATTGCACTAGGTACTTCCAGAATTTTACCAATACCTTTAGGTTGTATAACAAATTGTTCTACAGGTAAAGGTGTCATATCATTCAATTCCTCATTAGGTACATTATATACTCTAGTAGCACTACTCATAAAGTATTTATGGTGGCAACGCATAGGATATGACAATGCACCATCTGCCCAATTACCAGCAACCATTTTCCTTGTCCCTGGTCTCAAATAATGTAAATTACCACCAGAAAACTGCATTTTATCATAATCTACATCTGTGATTAATACCATAGGAAAGGTATCCCACCATGGTAAATCAGGTGTTTGTGCTGAATAGTTGAAAAATATGATATCACCAACCTGAAAAGCACCTTCATATTCCTGCAGTCCAAAGGTCAATTGCTCTCTATACCATGACTTACTCTGTGGTATGCCACTTGCTAATTCTTTTACGTCTGTGAATATACTCATAAATTTAGATGATGCTCTGTGAGTATAATAAAATTCATCCCTTTACCTTGACAATATTTCCTTGCTGCCTTCCATTTAGCAGCATTCACATTATATGTCTTGACTTCACTTAAAAACGTCCTGGACTTCTGTTTATTACGTTTCGGTGGGAGAGTTTGTTTATGAGGTTTAATTTCGATAATGTTCTTTGCGAGTCTTCCGTCTTTGGTTCGTGCTTTGACGTAGAAATCAGGAAAATAACGGTGAATCCTGAGATCCAAAGGACTCCTGTAAGGAATAATAATTTCTTCACTACCCCACTCCAATACGTTTACATTGCGATCACACCAGTGCATAAACTTCTTTTCCCACAAACTCCTATAAATAATGTTTGTAGGATCACCCTTATACTTATTTCTATTTGATGGTCTATATTTACCAGAGTAACTCATGACCTTAGTATTCCCAAAAAGTAAACCAATTGGAGTGAACTCGGCAAATAGCAGAGAAGCTATTCGTGGAGAAGCAGCCTTTCCAACTAGGGTTATAGACTACCTTAAATTAGATATTTATAGTCATGAACAGAATACTATCCAAGACACTATCTTTCTCTATTTACCCAAACAGTTAAGTGAAGACTATCAAGTCCAATATCAGAAAGTAACATTAGGTCCAGCAGGTGCTCAAGCAATAGGTATGGCAGGTGCTGCTATTGATGCAGGTGGTATAGGAGAAGGTTTTGGTCAACAAATTGAAGCATTCGCAAAAGCAGCAAAACCAGCATTAGGTTTCTCTGCAGGTAGTAAAGCAATTAATACAGCAATTGGTCTTACAGGTCAAGCAGCAGGTGGTCTTGATACTAATAGTCTTGCAGCATTAACCACAAAAAGAGTTTTCAACCCATACGAAGAAGCAGTCTTCCAGGGTACAGATTTCCGTTTAAGGTCATTTAAATTCGATTTGGTACCAAAAAGTGCTGATGATGTATCAGTAATATACGAAATCGTCCATAAGCTACGACTCGCATTGCTACCAGGTAAAGATGGCCAGAATTGGTTAACCCTCCCTGAATATTTCCGTATCTCTATTGTTAGATACTCTGATAATGGTATAAATGAGACTATCACCAACCCTCAAACTGGTGGTCGAGGTGGTGTATTAAACGCATTAATGCAATTCCCAACTAAACTAGTATTGAAGAATTTAGGATTGAATTTGGCACCTCAGGGTAACTACAGTAGTATTCAATCATGGTCTCCAGGTAACCAAATGACCGACTTTGGTCCTACTGCATATTCTATGCAACTTGATTTCCAAGAAACATCCTTCCTTACCAAGGAATCCTTTGGAATCGACTCATCAACAAATAATGGGTATTTTAATTATGAGAATAGTGGTCCAACACCACCAGTACAAACCTTTGTTCAAGCGTAATGTCTAATTATTTCTCATATCTACCAAATGTCTATACTAGGTCATCTAGTTATAGGTCAAATAATGTAGATCCTTATGTTTTATCGAAAAATATCTTTAGACGCATCAAAATACGTGAAGAGTTAGATGACGTTATTTTAGGGTTTTCGCAATATACCATTAAAAACAACCAAAGACCAGATCAAGTAGCAAAAGAGTTTTACGGTGATGACCAATATGACTGGGTTGTCCTTCTTTGTAACAATATACTGAATCTTTACGAAGAATGGCCTATGACTGAATTGGAGCTAGAAAACTATATTGACAGTGAATATGGCACTCAGCAAGATTCAGTGCATCACTGGGTTACTCAAAAAATCACAGATTCTAAAGGTAGAACCCTATTAAAAGATGGCATCCAAGTGCCAGAAAACTTCACTTATAGGAGACCAGACGGAACTGTGGTAGAAAAGGCAGATACCGTTAGACCCATATCTGTCTATGATTACGAAAGTGAGAAAAATGAGTATAAACGCAATATTTACCTTTTGAGGAAAGATTACCTAACTGGGTTTGTAGAGGAATTTAGCACTTTGGTCAAATATCTTCCAAATGGCGAAATAGACGATGAAACCAATACTAAGAGATCTCGAAATACCATCGAAGAGAAGTTTCAGACCGTTAAACCGACTTATAGCACAAATATCGGTCAGACAAGTTCTATCGATTTTGCTGTAGAGCAAGATTACTCATCTAGGACATTTGCTATCGGTGGTCAGGTTATTAGTGAAGGTGATGTATTAGCAGATGGCAGCACAGTAGCTACAACCACAGCAGGGTCAACCGACCTCACGACCACAACTAACCAATATGGCACAGGATAGGTATTTTTACTTATCGACCCTACAGGACAAAAAAATACCCCCGATTTTTTCGGGGGTTTTGCTTGATCAAAAAGTCGAATAATATATCAATGTCTTCTACCTCTGCATGGTTCCCACTGGAGGTGGTCACGATGCTCATAGTAACCAGGGATGTATTGGTTTGAACTTCCAAGGTAATGACCTGGAATCCAGTATTTCCTGCTTACTACCACTTCACACATTCTACGTCTAGGACGTGGACGGTGGTGATGGTGGTCATATCTCCAATCATGCCAGTGTCCTGACCCGTGATCGTGTCCATGATGGTAGGATTCTGCAAAAGGCTCCCAGAATTCCTTCCAAGTTAGTGCTTCTGCTTTCGCAGGTGCGAGTGGCAGAAACACAAGTGGGAGCATTAGCAGAAACTTTTTCATTAGTCCTCGTTAGCGAGAGCAGCGAAGTAAGAAAGGTCTGGTGATTCACCCGACTCTTCTATTTCTTCTATCTTAGCACCAAACCCACTCTTTTGTGGGGGTGTAGGGTCCGCTTTAACAACTGGACTAGTCAGAGGTACCAAATCCTCATCTTCCTCTGTCTGGACTACAGGTCTAGTGGACTTATTAAGTACCAAATTCAGACGTGCTGATAGTTCTTCATAGGATTTGAAGTTCTTGAGGTCAGTAAACTCTTTAAGAGAATACTGTGACTTCCAGACCTTCTCAAGTGCTTCATCATCTAGTCCACCTGCAACAGATGGTGCATCAAACTCACTCTTGTCATAATTCCAGTAACCACCGATTGTTTGAATCTTAATCTTGAAGTTAGCACCCTTCCATAGATCAAATGGATTGATGGGAGTCTCATCTTCAAACTGTGGTTGCATCGCTGATGCAATTTTATCATGAATCTTCTTCCCATACTTGTATAGGAATACTTTACCCTCATTCTCTGGGTGAAGTTGATCTTTAATAACAAGAATGTTACTGTAATAAGAAAGCTTACGCTTCTGCTTACGTGCAGTGTCCTTGTCAGCATCTAGTCCACTATTCCATAGTGTCCTATTCAATTCTCCAACTGGATCCTTCTGGTTGAGAGTAGTGAGAGAATTCTCAATGTACCAACCACCTGGTCCTTGGAATGCGTGACTCCATACCTGTGCCCAAGGGAGATCTTCTCCATCTGGTTCAGGAAGGAAACGAATAACGGCATAACCGTTACCACTCTTGTCTACCTCTGGTTTCCAGAGTCTTTCATCTGGACCACGCCCCTGAGGCTTGGACATGTTTTCAATCTGTTGTGTAAGCTTAGCAAACTTACCAGACTTGCTCTTTAATGATGCGAATGACATTAGTATTTGTCTCCGAAGTTGTATTGTGATATTGCTACTGGATTATAGTAGCATACTATTTAGGCTCTGTCAAGAGCTCGTTTCTCCACCCTCTGAGCTTAGATTCCATCTGGTCTAGCACCATGGTAAGGTTGAGTCCACCACTATACTCTGTGGACATCACCTCTATCCTGTCTTTAATTGCTTTTGCTGATTCATCATCTTGTAACTCATTTGCTGCAAGTTGTAACCGTGCATAGAATACCTTCTGCTTCGCTACTAACTCCAGAGTCTTCTCAATGTGATCCAACCTCTCTTTAGGAGAAAATTCTTTAAGACCAGCAGACATCTTTAGAAGCTGAGTATAGCACTCCTGTATCTCTTCTAATTCTCTCTTGACTACCTCAGATTCAAAAAACATATCCGTCATAGTTTTAAAACTCCTCTACTTGTACGTTTAATGTAGTTTAATTGTTGTGCGTCCCATTTAATCTTATCCTTGAGTGGTTTAGAGATGAGTTTGTTAACAGTCTCAACTTCTATCTCATACTCTTCACATACTGATGCGACACCTTCGATATAATTTATAAGACCTTGACTCTCCTTCACCCTGTCTTCAACAAGGGAAGTAAACTTACCTTGTGTCATAAATTTCTCCTCAATTTCTTTCATTATTATCCTCCCAATAAGTTTTTATCCACTCAATGAGAGTATCAATATAGGGTATTTTATCATACTTTTGAGCAACTTGTATAGTGCCATCCTCTGCAACAGATAATGTTACAAGTTTGTCCACCTCTACACCTGTCATCTCATAATACATGTAAGCATACGCTGCTTCCTGCACAAAGAATTTCTCTAGGTGCTCCTCTTTCTTAATGTTTTTAGTTGTCTTGAAGTCAATTATAGCAAGCTCATTATCAAACTCAGCAATGCAATCAACACGACCAGCAATGCATAGACGCTTAGAAAAAAGAGGGGCTTCAATAGCGTGAATATTACTAATGCGATCAAGAGTCTCACGAGCAGCCCTAAAAAGGTACGTGGGAAGACCCTTGCTCTCCTCAATTTTTTCCAATTCATTTTTAAGATAATGCTCCACTAAACTATGATATTGAGACCCTCTCCATGCAGCAGCACGACGGACCTTCTCTGCTTCAGCAAACCCGACTCGTTGCTGCCACTTTAGTATACCATCTTTAGTAGCGTTGCCAACCACTGTTGTAACACTTGGCATCCATACATCATCAAGCTTATAGAAACGACCACTGTCGAGTGTCCTGCTAGGTAACTCTTTTATGGGAGCTGCAGGACCAACATAATTAAACATTAATTAAATCCTAGATTGTTTTTAGCGATAAGGTATTCTCTGATGAAACCAGACCTTACGATATCATTGATGTTAAACTCTACCAACTCAAAGGATGGCATAGTCTGTGTAATCTTCATGAAGTCTAGCACACCAGTCCTCTCATTAGCCTTAACTAAGTCAGACTGTGAATAATCTCCAGAGAATATAATCCTGCTGTCTTGACCAACACGAGTGACAATACTATCTAACTCGTGGAAGTTTAAGTTAGAGAACTCATCTACTATTATAATAGCCCTGTCAAGGGTGACACCACGCAAGAAGGAAGTAGACCAGAAGTCTATTGACCCTTGCCCTCTTAGATTATCATATAACATGCGAAATGCTCCTTCATCAGGCATGTTAAACATATATCGTACCATATTTCTGTATGGTATTTGATACAAGTCAGACTTATCCTCATGGTCACCAGGTAAGAAACCAATCTCTCTTGTAGGTACAAGAGACCTGACCATGAATACCTTAGTGTAAGGAGTGGAAGGGTCTAAGACTGACTTCAATGCTAGGTACAGACTAATGAATGTCTTACCAGTACCTGCAGCACCATGTAGAACAAGGTTCTTCCCCTCACCATATGCATTGAATACATTTGTCTGATTGTCTGTTAATGGTTCAATAACCCTGAGATGGTCAAGGTTTATTGGGGGTTTCTTCTTCATTGCTCTTGATACAGTCCCGTTCCCGTTGCCGTTCCCGTTTCCATTCGTTTTCTTCTTTCTTGCTGGCATAATTAAGTAAACCTCGAAAGGTTAGCACGTGGGTGTTGTTCTTGGACTTTACTCATTACTTCTTTGAATCCATCCGATTGCTTGGGATCTCCATATGTTACTCCACCAGTCCCTGCGGACCAGTCTTTATCCCAGTCGGGATTATCCCTTCTCCATTCGTCATAAGCTTTCATGGACATAGAGAGTTCTTTTTTCTCTCCAGTAGATTTATTTATAACAGGGTATGTTGGCATTAGTCTATCCTTAAACATGGTTGTGTGTCACCCCAGTCATTATCATAACGACAATCACAGTCATCAACATCAGGACACCATCCTAGTGCCTTAGATATAGTGGGGAAGTTACAGATGAAGTGGTCACGACATAGGTTTGCTATGTCCATGTGCTCCTTCTGTGTGCCATGACCTGTGCGTAGTTGGATGTAATGCATCCATGACCTTGCACTACCAGTCATGTATATCCTAGTGGGTGTTGCTAGAGGGAGAACAAACCTCGCACACTCCTTCGCAATGCCCTTAGATAATAGTTCACTGTATAAGTCCATCCCTTCTTGGAAGTATTGCGAAATTCGGCCTTGTAAGAACGCCTTCTCGGTTTCGTCGATGTCATCTATACTATTCTGTCTATTCTTGGTGTCCTGTCTCCTTAGGTCTGGCACCTCTGGTTTCTCAAGAAGATTAGCGTCAGCATATCTCTGACTGAACTCTTGGAATGTGAAGCTACGATGCCTCAGTATTTGAGCTGCAATACCACGAGTGGTATTAATCTCTAAGGTCATGTGTGCTTGCTCGAAGATAGACCAGTGTCCATGCTCTATACAATACTTTAAAAGACCAGCAACCTTAGGGTTGTCTTGGTTGTTTGGATTGGATACTCTTGCGACATATCCTATAGTTTTTTCTGCGTCTGGTGTGACGCTTACTAAACATACTTTAGTCATACCAATGTCTGATTACTCCGCTAACGATAAAACAATTAGTAATGAGATAAGAAAGGAATATAATAGTCCGTACGATAACAACGTGGTTGTCGTAGCGTTTAGTTCTTTCGTCAGAGAAACTACCCAACGCATACTTCCATATCCTCCACCATCTAGTCATTCTTCTTCAAAAGAATACGAGAGACTACATAGAGTCCCATTGCTGACCAGTAACCTAAGACAGGTAGTCCAAAGATGCCTGGTATACATAGATTCCATACTAACATAAGAACCAAGGGAGATACAAATAGATTAGCGATTGCTGTTGTTGCTTGCTTACCCATCTCTATATTCTTTTCATCCTCTGTCATTTCCTCGACAGGTTTAGATGCCTTACGAGGGTCAAAATATACTGTCATTCTATAATGTCCTCCAACTTGAATAGTGATAGAAATTCTATCTTATTATGATCCCATATCTCATGGTCATCCATACGATCTACAATAGCAACTACCCTATTAACTGTGTAACCTGCACCACGTAGGACATTAACTGCCTTCATAGCACTACCTCCAGTGGTAGTTACATCCTCTAGGACAGTTACAACTGACCCTTTAGGTGGTTTGTTACCTTCAATGACTTCCTTTGTACCATATCCTTTAGGATTCTTCCTAACAATTAGAGCATCGATGTTACCACCCTTATAGAATGCTCTCTGTGCTACTCCAACAACCAATGGGTCTCCACCTAGAGTAAGACCACCAACTGCTACTGACTTAGGGTCTAGCATCTTTACCATCAAGGATGATAGGAGTGCATTACCTTCACATGATAGAGTAACAGGTTTGCAATTAATATAATGCTCTGACTCTTTACCTGAAGACAATACATACTGACCCTTCTTATACGCTTTCTCCTTTAATAGATTGAGTAGAGTCTCCTTATGAATAGTATCTGTCATTTCTTCTTCCTCTTAGGTGGTGTCATTAAAGGATTGTTATACTGACCTGGTGCTCTAGTGCCCTTAGTATAATTCATTTTCTGCATAACATTACCAAGCATATCATAGTATGTGTCATGGATGTCAACAGCGTTGCCCATTACTAGGTCAAACCATGTCTCATTATCCTTCTTCAACTCTAGCAAATATGCATTGGTTGGCAACGCTCTATCTTCACCAGCATCAGGAGTGATACCAGTTGCAATTATAGAACACCCCAATCCTCTGCTGTTAATGTCAGCAACTTGGTCATCGGTTAATTTCATCTACCTCTGCCACCCCATTCAATAGATGGGAATGCTTCTTGAACTGCTGCCTTAGTGATTCTATATCTCTTATGCAATGTCTTATTGATTGCCTTAACAACTACCTCTGCCTCACTCTCATGAAGACCTTCAAGTAATTGAATAAACATACTCTCTATCTTCATAGGTTTGAGTGTATCATCACCACCCTTGAAGAAGCGATAGAGTTTCTTTGCCTCCTTCTCTAGGAGTGTGTGCTCAGTACCTTTTGGTGCCTCATTCTTACGATAAGGTACGTCCTCACCAAGTGGGACAGCAGGTGTCAAACTCTCATCAAAATTCATAATAAACACAGACCTTAGAGCAGGAGTGTTATTATCCTGAAGGATCTTCACCTTCTGTGCTTTCGTCTTGGCATTGTGAGCCTTCTGAAGCACTTCAGATATCATTAGTTTCATAGCTTACTCGTCTTCATCGTATATTGTATCATCTTCGTCAGTAATACGCAAGTAAAGAAGCTCAGTAGGGTCTACTGGTCCATCTTCTGTTTGCATTTCAGGGTGCATAACGACAGCAGCATACTCTGCTCTCTCCTTCCACTGGTCGAAGACATCTTTTATGTTCCATGATACCACAAAACCTAAAAGAAAACTACCTATAGTTAGGAAGAATGCGATGTATAAAAAAGAAACATCTGCCATGGGTAACACCTCCTAACTTTTTTTTATTTAGTAGTTTTCTTTGGTCTGCCTGGTCTACGGTTATCATAATATTCCTGGGCATCATCTATTAGTGATTGGAAATACTTCCTAATCTTTCTCGCTTGTGGTTTGGGGACATTATTATATGCCTCAGACATATACTTATCCCTTGCAATGTATTGACTCAACTCACTCACTACTTGATTTAACTCACCCATAGAGGATGAATTAATTAATTCACCTGTCTGTTTGCGTGTCCACTTAGCAGACGTGAGATAAGTTTTCATATTAAATAGGAATCTCCCATTGAGCATCGCTTCGTCGATTGCTCTGTCAATGATTGTATAGAGTTCCTCGGAGTTGGCATCCATGTACATCAGACGTAAGAATTTTCTCGCAGGTATTTAACAGTTTCAGTGCAACCACCCATCTTATGTCCTGAGATGATTACTTGAGGGAATGTGGCTGATTGACCAAACTCCTGCTTAAACTGCTCTCTAGTAAAGTTAACATTTAATTTGTATTCTGCATAGCCCCAACCCTTCTGATTGTAAACTTCCTTAATCTTTGTGCAGTAAGGGCATCCTTCACGGGTATAAATGGCAGTGTTGCCAGGTCTTTTTGTTTCGGCCATATTAATAATAGTAGGAAAGAAAAAAGGGTCTCATTAGAGACCCTTTATTTAGTTATATATTAACCTGCTCTTAGAATGTGAATTTCACACCTGCTTTAGCACCCCAGTTAACTAGAGAGTCACCATTGGAATCTTCATCAGTGATTCCAGACAACTCACCGTAAAGTGAAGTAGCATCAGCAATAGCGTAAGAAAGACCAGCCTTACCAGAGAAGTCAAGGTCTGTGTCATCAGTTGACTCAGCGTGACTTACAGCAGGACCACCTTGCACGTAGTATGCAAGCTTACCTGTGTCATTTACTCCCTCATATCCAAGATGGATATCTGTAGTAGCAGAAGAATACTCTCCGTCAGGGTAAGAAAGGTTGCTCTCAACATTCACATATGGACCAGCAAAAGCTGCACCAGCGAGAAGGAATGGAGATGCTGCCAAAGCAGCGATTGTTGATTTGATTGACATGTTTTTGTTTAAGTGTCTCGCAATACAAGACTGCGGATGTTACAATCCCTCGACATGGGATTGTTTCTTTCGTTACGAGACCTAGCTCAAATTTGCGGAATTCGGAATGTTACGATAGATGAAGCGTCCTTCATCTGAAGAAGTATTTATAATACTTTATTTTGCGGTTAACCGTCAAGGGGGGTTGTGCCAGTTCTATTACTGGTACGTGTAAGAAGAGTCACCCACATCCACGTGACCTTTAGGCATGACATTAAATGCCAGTGAAAATCTATCAATATTTGAATAGTTTTTCAATACCTTATGCCTTACATCACTTGGGAATAAAATAATGGTACCTCTTTCAGGTGATACCCTGTAATCAGTAGCATTAAATTCATTCATGTTAGCAGGTGTCACATAAACACCTGAAGGTGGATCTACAAACTGTAGTTGGGATGAATCATCATCATACACATCATAGTATACCACACCAGAGAACCAACTGTTGGTATGAGCATGCTCATTCGCAAATCCTCCAGGAAATGTTACTGTAAACCACGAAGTTGTTATCTGCACATCACAATGATACCCTAGGTAACAGACACACTCTCTTACTCTACGAGTAAGGTAGTCCAGCACTGCAGGTTTATTGTGTAGCACATGCTTATTAGTTGTTACCCCACCATCCTGTCCTGAATCCTCATTATCAAGACCAAATTCATATTCATTACACATCTCAGTGAGGATATCACAGACATCCTCATTGATTTTAGATGATGCTAGGGGTTTAGGGAAAAGATAATCAAGATTCCACGTCATTTAAGGGTACCATCCTAATGAATTGCTCATTCAAATTATAGAACAATTTATAGTTACGAGTGTTAACCCAGTAACCTTTTATTTCACTACCATCACAGTGGTATCCATACCCTGTAACTGGTTCTTCTACTCCATCTATCCTAAAAGTCTTGTGACTACCAATGTAAGACCCATACTTCTCCTCCAGATTAATCATTTTCTTCTTCGGTTTTGGACAGTTTAGCACGAAGTTCATCTTCCTGCTCGACTGTTAAGGCATTGTTATTTATGTCGGTTTCCTGACCTTCTTCCTTCCTTGGATCAATATACTCGGCCATTGTCTGAAGATTCTGCTGCAAATCTTCAGGGGGTGTCCAGCTACTACCCTTCGGTTTGTAATCGAGACCTTTAATCTCTGCGATAGGACTCCTCCAATACTTCTGCATCTTCTTGAGCATCTTCTTCTTGCCCTTAGGGTCATCCTTATACTTCTCGATGACCTTCTTAAGTGTCCTCAACTCACGTGAAGACCTCTCTAAAGATCTCTCTGCTGCAATCTCACCTGCTGTGAAACCGTCGAATCCTTGTGCCATTAGCTCGTCACCTCCGTAATGATTACCTTAAATTTAACTCTGAATTTAGTTTTGTCCGTGCCACTATACCATACCATAGAATCTTTGTTGTGTGACTCCATGTAGAACGCTTCCTTAGCTGTCCTACGTACCAACTCATCATCCTCAAACCAAGAGACGATAGGTCTTGATGGCATCTGGAATGATGGCTCGTAGTCAGGGTAGTATGGTGACTGTGTAGTGTCCTCAGTCAGTGGATCCCTAGTAGGAGGCCACGTTAAGACAAACTCTGATGCAGTAGTGTATCCTGACCCTTCCTCCACAACATCAATGATATGAATCATTGCTTGCCAGTAGTGGACTGTCCTTGCACCTGTCTGTAACTCTGCTAGGACTGGATAGAATGTGATACCTACCCTTATCTTACATGCATCCTGATAGTTTGATCCACCTGTACCATGATAGTTATCTAAAGTATAGTCATGGATAAAAGTAACAGGAGAGAAGTAAGTATCCCTCTGTGGATTCAGTGCTCTACCATCCCAGATACTATCAACAACAGCACCATATCCTGCTGTCTTATTCTCACCCATAGTATACCAAGGTACTGAGTTCTTTGCAAACGTAGTAGGTCCAGCAGTCAAGAGTGTTGCTCTATCAGATGCACTGATGCTAGTGCCACTCAGTGTTTCAAACCTAGTGCATAAGAAATTCTCAAGCAAGAAGTTATAGACACCAGTATTATTTCTATACTTGTATGACTCTAGTATAGTACCAGAGAAGTATTCATTCTTATCATAAAGATATCCTGTATCACAGTAAGCACCAGGTAAGTTAGGCATGGAAGGATTATTAATTATCCTACTGTTACCAGGAATATCAGGGTTAGCTTGTAGTGACCCATGCATAGCGACAGGTCCACCACCAGACCATACTTCTACCCATGGATATCCAGGGTCAGGAGTATTATCTTCCACCCATGACTCAGTATACTTAGCACCTGCTTCCCATTCAAACTCCAACTTATTAGATGGACGGAACTGCATTGCTAGTCCTCTTACAAAACCAACAGTAGAAGTATTAACTTGGTTGTGTGTTGGGTTACCTTGTGTCTCACCATGGACAGCATCATCAGAAGTTGTGCCAAGAGTTAACTTGAATACACCATCATAATTTTCATTAGTTAAGTCAAAGAATCCCATCTCTAATGATATGTCACCATAGACAGGACCATGGTCAATACTTACTACTTGGAATGTAAGTTCATCACCTGTTGCTAGGTCTATATCTTGGTCATATAAATCCTGTCCTATTAGAGGCCAATACTTTGCTTCAAATTGTTTAGTGAATAAATCTACACCATTCTTCTTCATCTTGATGGTAAATTTAATACAGTCACCAAACAATCCACCAGTGATACCACCCATTGATATAACTCTGACCTTACCACCTGCTGCTACCTTAATTGTCTGATTGTCATGCACTCTAACACTATAGGGACCATTACATGAGTCACACTCCCAATCTATATCATTAGAAGTAAAGGTAGGTAACCTCTCACCACAGTCCAATCGTCTCATGATTACATCCTTAAAGGAACTAGTAAGGACTCTAGTATCACACTTAGTATCATTATTAATCTTTCTCATCACCTTAGGTGGTGCAGCACCAGCATAGAGATAACATTGGATACCTTCATAAGCATATCCATTGTAAGACCATCTAACTTGGTGCCACAATCTCAGGTCATCATAATCATCATCACCATTGAGTAAGTCTTCCCACATTTGATGTGCTTTACCATGCCATTTAGTATGGTCTTTATCATTAGGATTCCATAGGTTATCACCAAACATACAATAGTTACTCTGTGCTGTAGAGATTCCTATCGCACTGAAACCATCACCGAGTGGATTGAATGCTACCTCTTGGTTAATAGTCAATGTATTCTGGCCACCACCATCAGGGATCAAGAAATATCCCATGGTGCCACCTGCATACTGCTTCAACTTGGCATTAGGTACGTTAGCAGTGTACATATTGGTGCCACCCCTAGCACTGGTGACTACTACCCTTCCATACTTGGGTCCAGTCTCATCTGCTAGGTAAAATCCTACAGCATTATCAAATCCAGCAGACCCTTTCTCAACATCCATGATGATACTCAAGTCTGCTGATACATTCTTAGGTATACGATAGACCCACTTATTCTTTATCTGTTTGGGTCCACCACCTTCATAGTCACCCTCGATAGTATATCTGTGGTCAAATGGATTACTACTATGGAATCTATGCAATGCTTCTGCTTGCTCACCTGCTGCTAAGTAACTTGTCATTGAGCTAGCAGTTGGGAAGACATGCCCTAGCACCTCTACAAATTGCATGCCAGTAGCATTCATAGTTACTCTCTCACCAGCACCCTCAGAGTCTGGTTGACCTGGGTTAGTAGTGAGGAAAGTATCTATCTTACTGCTTGAGTAGTACTTAAAGAGTGGTTTTGTTACACCAGGAATAGGATCCTTAAGAGCATAGAAATGTGGTGCTTGATTGGTCAATGAATATCCTGATGGTGGTATGGATGTCAATTGATAAGCATGGTCACTACCAGTCTGCTCCGATGCAATAATAAAGTTAGCATTACAATCACTACCATGAGTGTCCTTCATGCATAGTCTCTTACCGTTATCAACCACAGTAAATCCACCAGTGATACCATTATAGGTCACAGTATTAGTGCCAGCACCACTCAATACTATAGTATGAGTGACAGAACCAGACCTACCTGATTGTGTCCATGTCTTACCACCAAATTGTATATTATTTACTGCCTGTCCATAAGTATTAGGATTATCATTCCATTCTAATCTTATCTGTAATACTGCATCACCACTACCTGTAGCAATTAGATTACCTGATGCATCAAAGTTGACAGTCAATGGATTTGCTTCACCCAATCTAGCTTCATAGATTGCTACCCTGTCTGGGAAACAATTCTTAATGCATACCTCATCCTTGTTACCACTCCATCCATTAGGCCAGTAAGCATCACAGTCTGCCTTAGGTGGTTTCCATTGACCTCCAAAGTAAGGACGGAACATACACTCTAGTGCATTCCTAACACACCTATCAAACTCATCTGGATCTCCACCATCATCCTTACAAAAATATACTACTCCAGTATTAATATGCTCCCAGTATCCATCTTCTAATTTCTTAAGGAGGTTTTGTTTCTTTAATTTAACAACCTCTATACAATCATCACCTCCACCACCCCATCTAATATTCCACGTGGGGTCAGGAGGTGTTGGTGGATCAATAATGATAACACCATCATCAATAGGTAAATCTGGAAACCATATCTTTATTTCTTTAAGAGGATCACCCCAGTCCCACGTGCTCGTCGCTGGTGGTGGTATTGTATCTGGTAGTGGTGCAAGAGGAGGTAGGTCTGGATAACATCTACCAACTAACTGCTGAATAACCTCCGAAGGTGTAGGCACAGGGTCTGAATCTGGTGGTACAAATGGTACCATAGGAAACTGTGAATCCAATTGATTGGGTTCCAGTGGGACTGGTGCACTATAACATCTACCAACTAAACTCTGTATGATTTCTGCTGGTGATTGTTGAGGTGCTACTGGTCCTGCAGATGTACTACTAGTAACTGGAGTGTAAGGGTTGAGTCCATCTAAAGCACTAGGACTCAAGACCTCACCCATACCACCTGAGTAACATCTCTCTACTAATTGTCTTATAATCTCCGCAGACATATCTTACAGATCCCTACGCAATATTTAGGCAAACTGCCTGAGCTGTTGTAAGATGTGCTTGTATGCTACCACTATATCTCCTTCGTCTTTTCTAAAAAGATCCTTATCGAATCTCTCTTTCGTTCCTTTCTTCCAGAGTCGCATGTTGTCAGGTGATAATTCATCAGCCAGGAATAAATCGCCGTGAGCATCGTATCCAAACTCCAATTTAAAATCTACAAGGTCAATACCACAAAGGGTGAACAGTGATTGCAACTGATAGTTAACCATCAATGCTTGCTCCTTCATAGGTTCTGGGTCTATACCCATGAGTCTTACCCTATCATAGGTAAGTAAAGGATCATCCTTAGCATCATCCTTAAGGAAGTACTCCACTATAGGAGGATTGATAAGTGTTCCTTCAGTTATGTTTGTATTCTTTACTATACTACCAGCAGCAATGTTTCTTACGATAACTTCTACTGGTATGATGGTAAGTTTTCTACAAAGCATAGTGTCTAGACCATCAGTCCCTAGGAAGTGAGTCTTAACACCTTGCTTCTCCATCATCTCAAAGAGAAGTGCAGATATCAAACAACATATCTTACCCTTCTCTTCAGGAAACTCCACCTGTCTACCATTCCATGCTGTTACTTTATCATGGAATTTAATCTTTACCTTTTGTGGATCAACATCATAGACAGACTTAACTTTACCTTCATTAATTAAATTCATTGGCTCCAGTCTTGATAGGGTGGTTCTTCTTCTCCAACAGGATATTTAAAGTGCTCAGTGTCGAAATAGGATGGAGGTAAAGGTTTAACATCATCATATGCACCTTCCATCCTCTTCTTATGCTCTCGCTCATCCAATATTTCATTAATAAGTATCTTCATCTCCTTTACATACTCAGGAGTAAATAACCTACGAGGTCTAACCACCATAGGTTTATGAACCTGCTTCTTATACTCAGGAGATGCCTTCCACTTAGCAAGGTCTTCTGGAGTCATAGGACCACCCATTCCTTGAGTGTCTATGTAACTGCCTGGTTTAAGAGGATTATCTGTCATGGATTAAAGTTAGGGTCATAGTAGCAAAGCATTGCTGTGGATGATAGTGCTAACGCACCAATGATTAGTAAGATAGGCATAGTATTTCTAACGATAGTTTATTATACCACATTGTCAACCCATTTCTCAGCAAGAATTGATTCGTAATCATTTCCAACGAGTTTGTGGTGTGTCACC